AATTAAGAAAAAAGGGCAGCTGAATTAGGCGCTGCTACAACTAACTCTGCTGCAGCAATTGCAGGTATGGGTTCAGTAGTAGCTAAAGCGTTGCCTGTTGTAGCTGCAGGACTTATAGCGGTAGAGCTGTTTACTGATGCCCTCGGACCTGCTGCAGACGGCTTGAAATCATTCTGGAACGGATTAAAATCATCGTTCAATCGCTATAACTCCTCTCGAGAGAAGATGATTGAGCTTGAAAAGCAGCGCATTGAAAGTGATACAAAAGCTATCATCGAAGCACCTTTCAACATTCTTAAGGAAGCTGCAGACAAGCTCTATCAAACTTGGGACAGCAACTTACGCACAATAAACGCTACACAAGGTTACACTAAATCAGATCTCCAAGACCTGATGGCTTCGTTTGCTGAGCGGATAAGGTCTGAAGGGCTGAGTAAGTATGTTAGCGGCGCAGATATAACAGATAATCTCGCTAAGGTTCTCCAAACAGGATTATCTGGTACGGTTGCAGAAGAATTTGCATATTTTGCAACTAAGCTAAACGCAGCAGTTCCTACGCAAGATTTCTTCAACTACGCAGAGACTTATGCGTCTCTCGCAGCTACTGCGATCAAGAATGGTAAATCCGAAGCTGAAGCAATAGCTTATGCTAATCATCAACTTGAGCTATTTGCAAGCAATGTGCTCTATTCAAGCCGTCAGCTTGCAGGCGGATTTACTACAGGTCTAAAAAGCGCTTCTGATCTGTTTAAATCGTCAGTTGAGATAGTACAATCTGCAAAGTCCGGTGATGTTTCTACTATATCTGGAGTGCTGACATCAGTTGCAGCAATTACAGGTTCTATTGCACCAGATCTTGCATCGTCTATGACTGACGCTATCGTTAAGGCAGCAACCGGCGGTAACTCTTCAGAAATCGTAGCACTTAGATCGCTTGCAGGTATAAACGCAGGTAATACAGAATTTCTAAAAGCACTTGCAAACAATCCTCAAAAGGTCTTCTCAGATCTGTTCACCAACCTTGCTAAGATGCAGAAGATGTCCAACGATAACTTCATGGAAGTTGCTGAAGGGCTGTCAAGCGTTTTCGGCTTATCGATGGATTCATTCGCTCGAATAGATTTCGACTATCTTGCTAATGCTATAAATTCAATGAGCGTCAATACTGCTTCGCTTGCTGAGAACATGAGCCTTCTAAAATCAGGGGAGACTACTACTACAGCAGAGCAGCTAAGAATGCAAAAGATAAATGAGATAATGATAGAAGAAGGTCTGTCATATGTTCTCGACAATGAAGTAGCAAGATCTATTCAAGAGAATATGTGGGCTGAACAGAGAGCTCAAAAGCTAATGGAAGCAACATATGCAGTAGAGCTAAAAGGTTCTGTTCTTGATTTACTCGAAGGCATTCGTCACACTATTGATACTATCACAACCTTGCTCAATCCGCTGTCGTGGATGAGAAAGGCTGCAGATCTGGTAGGGACTGCAGTTGAAAGGTCAAAGCAAACAGAAGATATAGCAACGCTTCTAGAGCTCGGCAAAGTAGGCAGTGGCAACGCGAAGTCATTATATAATTTAACTACAACAGGCAAACAGCTTGATGTAGTCGAGCATATACTCACTATGATGGGTGGTAAATCTGCCTACGAGTCCGCATCAACCAGTCGTCAAGGTTGGTATGACGCACTTAATACATTTGGAAGAGTGCTCGACCCAGTTTCTCAGTTGTTCTCGATAGCAACTAGTAATTACTCATCTATTCAAGGATCTTCATTTACAAACACGTCTTCAGCTAGTAAGCCGTCGTCACAATATTCTTGGAAGTCACTTGGAAAGAGCATGGTAGCTTCGATCTTCGGCAGTGGTAAGCCGTCAGGCGGACAGATATATACAGCTCTTTCAACCGCAAAGGCTTCTTCTGCTGAAGATAATAACATAGCAATTATTCAAGCAAACTTCGACAAGATGTTAGCTACAATGGGTGATTTTGTCGAACAGAATAAGAGCTACGAAGAATGGGCAGCTACAGCTAAGAATTTCCGGATAGGTAATTTAAGTGACGCAACTGAGCAGCTTGGCTATTCTGAAATACAGCTCCGAAGTTATTTCAAAGAGCAGGAAGCAAGACAAGCTGCCCAAGCAGAATATCAACGCAATCAACTTGAAGAAGGTTTTTGGTCGAAGAGCGAAGAATTCTGGGCTAAGAATGAAGAATTTTGGGCCAAGAACGAACAATTTTGGGCTAAAAATGAAGAATTTTGGGCTAAGAGCGAAAGTTTTTGGGGCAAGACTGAAGAATTCTGGGGCAAGAACGAAGGTTTCTGGGCTAAGAACGAAGAATTCTGGAGCAAGAGCGAAGAGTATCAACTTAAACTTATCGATCTGACAACCGCAGGCAATAAATCACTTCAACAGATATTCGATAACAATAAATCGTTCAAGCAAAAATTTGAAGATTACTTCATAAATCATACATTCTACTCTAAGTCGTATGATCACAGTGACGTAGTTAGGATACAGAAAAACGAACAGTATAAAGCTTCAGATGCTATTACAGCATTAGCAAATGCTTTGACTGGTGCGAAAGATCTAACTGATCCGACCTTGCAAACTAATGCAATTTTATCTCAGATACTCATTGTTGCTCAAGCAATTCTTAATCAAAATAATACGACTGGAAAGCTTTCGCTTTCAGATACATTATCTGGAATGGGCTTAGGTCTAGTGAAATATGAATCAGTATAATCAGGAGGACGGAAGATGAATTTCATCAAATTTGCAACAGGTACAACAAATATATTTCCCCTCGCAAATAGTCACAGCGGAGGTCAGCTTTTAAGCGAATGGAATCTTCGTTCTCGCGAGAGCGTAGCTTGTGGTCCAGCAAGCAGCGATAAACGACTCAGTTATAGCATAGGCCCGTCATATGTTAACTCTGAAGAAGATTTCAAGGTAACCGGTTTAGGGTCTATACTTACAATATCGAGCGGTCGTGCGTTGATAAATGGTCATTTCTTCGAGTCTCTTGTTGACGTAACGGTCGATATGGCCGAAACAAACAACAATTTAATCAAACGGCAGATAGGTACACTTAAAGGTAGCTTAACTGTTGGCCTTAAAGCAATGTACAGCACAGAAGCTACTTTAGCTGGTACGATGACCGTCGAAAACGAAGAACATTTTTACGAAGGTGTTCAGGTTGTTATTCTCCCTTCCAGCGAGTTCAAACTTCCTGAAGATTCTCCTGAAGATCCTGCAGGAGCGACTGCTCACATAAAGTTAGCTACTTTCTATTATTCAAATGGGTCTATCCAAAGTAAGTCAATTGTTAATAATTATCCTGCAAAATGTCAGATAATGAGCGCAGATAGAATAGCGAACGTTGACGGTCTGATCTCTGATATGTATGTTAACAAGACTGGGCTGCAGCCTGGAGCGCTGTATACTTTCTCAGGCAAAGGTAACACTAATCAAGATACTTGGTGTAACTCAGTTGATAGCTTGATGGTGTGGGATAGCAGCCCTAGACTGACTACTAAAAAGCCTGCAGAGCATCAAGCTGAATTTGGTGTCAGAGACAGCGGAGAGATAGTTCTGCAAGTTCCGCATAAGCAAGTAGACGGGTTCAACAACACAAACGGTGACCCTCAATATTATCAATCCCGTACTATAGTCATGCCGATGGCTGATTATGAATCTGGAACATCTGGTACGGTAAGTAAAGCATATACTCAGAACATTAAGGACTTAGGGGAGAAGATAAACAATTTCTATCATCTGACATCTGGTAAACAAAGAGGGTATGTTGATGTAATATCAGATATCGAAAGAACCGAACTTCCTACAATCAATCAGTCCGTTTGGTCAGCCGGAGATTACATTTTAGTAGGTATTGATAACTCTGTAGTAGAGGCTGTAACTACTTCATTGATAAAACAGCCATCTACACTTTATGTAGTGCTTCCTCCGCTAGTAACAAAAGTAGAATTTGTTTCAACTAATAATGATGGTAGCATTCCTAGCAGTCTCAAAGGCGTACAGATACACAAATTTGTTTTAAGCTACAAGAGTAATGATCCTCTTCCTAACATTGATAATTCTGAGATGTATAACAACGATCTGAAAATCGCGTCGGGTAATTATCATGGTGATCAGAACAAAGACTATATTCTTGTTGAGTATACTGACCGCAATCCTGAGACCAACAAGGAGTATGTAACATACTATTTCTACAAAGTTGTAGCTACATCAGGCAAGAAAGTTTATTCTGATCCTATTCTGCTAACAGGTCAGACAAATCTAGCAACTGAATCAATGATAGGTGGATTCTTAAACGTACCAGATACTGCACTCGATGCAGGATATGTGTATCGTGATTCTGATGGGCATCTAAGGATATTAGATTACGCTCTCCTTCGGTCAGGTACATTAGCATATCAGCTTGATTCTGACAAGCAGTATGGTCCAAATCTAACTAACGCAGGCATTCAAGAGCAGCTTGACGAGTATGTTAACAATCGAGTAGCTTTCAAAGCTGACAATACTGACAATACTGACAATGTGATAAACATAACTCTAGATCTAGATAACGAAGACGAAGCGTCTGAAATAGTTCTGCAGAATATAGACTCTAGATTTGGTGCGTGGGTATATTTACATATAACTGGAGAAGCTACTAGTACAACTACGATCACCATCAAGAATTGCGAGAAGCTACGAATCGATAACAGCACTTTAAAGACCGAGGAAAGTAAATCAGCTAAACCAATAATTAATCTGATAAACAGCTGTTTGTATTATGACTCAATTGTTATAGAGAATCTGAACAGAATAGAGAATATGACTCTATGGTATGAGAGATTTGACTCCTCTGATCCAAATATTGCAGTCAACGGAATGCAGGTCATTGATCTTGATGTTCCTACAGTTTCATATGATTTAGATTATTGGTCACCTGATGTTCCTAATGATAACCACTACATGTATTCTCTGCAGAGTGTAACATTCAATGGAGACGGTACAATCATTGGTGCCGGAATGTACATCAAAAATAACACTACTGCAAATGTTGCATTTGGACCTTCAATAATAGCATCACAGTTTAGCTTACCTCAGGGCGTTGGGCTGGCGTATCCTAAATCTAGTTTAGCATCGCCGATTAAGATATCTGGTAGCTTCGTAACTGCATATCCACAACTAGATACGCTCGAATATAGAGTAATCAAAACACACTTTACAGCGTTATCTCAGAAATACAATTATGCAACAACTGAATCAGAACCCGGTACAATTTCTATACTGGCTGAAGCGTCATCAATTGGAGGAGTAGTTGGAATTGATCCGACAAAGGAAATCGACGGATGGGCGCCTACTTCCTTCCACGTATTTGAAGGAATGGTGATAGGATGAATCTTACTAAAGACTCGATAAAGATAAAGTATACTCGAGAGGGTTATCTGCCTAACTATCCGTATCATATGATTTCAGACGAAGAGATGTTCAAAGCGTTCTTAGATGTCGAAAATCAATCAGGATTCTTCTATGATAACTATCCTATCCTTGAAGAATCGTTGATTCCAGAATACAACGCGTTGATAGCTGAAATGCAACGACAGATAAATGCTGCGTTAAAATCTGATGACGACGATGTAGAAGTTAGCGATTGGATATATACATATATGTTAGGCGAAGTTATATCAGTAAACAGCGAGAAAGCAGATATACATGATTTGCTTGTGCTGTTGAACGAAGATAACATAGATGACGAGTTTCTACCGGAAGCACAGCGAGCTTGTTATAATATAAGTAAGGCTTGGGTGAACAAGATTGCATTTAGACCACCAACAATGTTTGGTGAACCACATGTAATAAAGTATTTGAGATTGCTTAATTCAGGAATATCTGGTAAGGGGTGATCATTTGAAATACCTCGAGATAAATAAGAAAACTACATTATCTGAACTTGCTGACATATTAGGCGACAAGAATGTAGAGCAGGTGTTAGCTGTAAACGGCTTAACACGATCTCCAAATATTGGTAAACAGTTTTCTGATATCTGCGAATCAGCAAGAAAGTCAGGTGCTTCGAATAACTCTAGTACATTCTGGAGGAAGAAGAAAACTGTCCTGAATACAATGACTCAAGACTCAGATGTGTTTGAGAAAGCTGCAATAATGAGCGATTCGGATTGGAATGTCATGGTTGAAGTCATGACATTCCCTTCAACTCTTCGCATACCTGATAGCATTGAGTTACCAGATTCAACAGATATATTAGGCAATGGTGCTGCGATAGCTAAAGATATCTATGAGAAAGCTATGAGCCAACTCGAGAATGATCCTCACACGATTGACCCTGGAATTTTCAATGAGTTTAGTACAATAAAGAATTCAAAGATAATAGATCAGAGAAGCCGAATCAATCAGGGTACAACACAGTTCAACATACCTTGGGGAAAGATAACTCTTTATTCGTCTATATCTAGAGACTCAATTGATATTCCTTGTTATCCTGAAGAAGTTGAAGACAGCCGAAAGGCTAACTATTCTACGATGCCGGATATCATTTATCAGTATGAACCTTGGTTTGTGTTCGATAGTTCCGGACCGAGATCAAACACTTATAAGATCGACGCTCATAGAGATATGTGGACAGGCGATCATAGAGATGGTAAAGCAAATGAAATGATTCGTTTCTTCCAATCCAATCTTTATGCAGCTTACAGTGGTTCATCAGTTAATACACCTATAGTGACTCTGTATGTTGAAGGCTCTGCGCTGATAACAGGTATAATGACAGATGTAACTGTTAACTGGGACGGACCTATTGGACTTGATGGATGGTATCTTCATTTTACTATGACCTTCTCTATAACAGAAGTATCTCAGAAGGCGTTGAACTACAGTTCTGTTAAACAACTGCCTGTAATTAGCTAAGAGGTGAATCGAAGTGTATATACAAAATACATTAACACCATACAAAATTTTAGATCATACAGTTATCCAATACAGTGTATGTAAGGATTATTCACATGTATCTCGATACAGAGGCCTTCGGCAAGTGATACACGACCCTACTTCAACTTATAGAGAAACTACACTAGAATCACCTAATCCGTTTACAACAAGCTCAGCTGTATCGTATTATGAAGTTCCTCAACGATATGAAAACAGATTAGATTTGATTGCAAAGGATACTTTAGGGTCAGCTCAGTACGCTTGGGTATTAGCATACTTTAATCGTATTGAAGACGGTTTTACTGCTATGCCAGGACAGAAATTAATGATACCTAAGTCGATTTCTGCCCTGTTTAATTCAGGTGAGATATTACAATCAATACCTGCAACTAAATTAAATATAGGAGAAGAGTAATGAAGCGATACATCAAAGCATCTACAATATCAAATACAAGAAAAGGTGAATACGATCGCTATCTCAAAAATCACATTTCAGGTGTTCAGAGAGCATGGAGAGATATTCTCAAACCTGCACTCTTTTCTGATAGCGAATCTGATTATGATCTCCTTCTGATATCTTCGACAATTGACCGTCATGATCTTTCTAAATATCAACCAGATGAATACGACGCATATTGTGATTACTTTTATCCTACAGAGTCTAATCCTAAAGATGAAGATGCGTTTGATCGAGCTTGGCTATTCCATCAGAAGCGAAATCCGCATCATTGGCAATATTGGGTACTAGTCCGAGACGAAGGTGAACTAGTTCCAATTGATATGCCTATTGAGTACATCTGTGAAATGCTTTGCGACTGGTCGTCTTTTCATTATATTGACCCAGAGTCAACAGCTAATAAATGGTACACAGATAATAAGAAGAAGATGATCCTTTCAGATGATACTAGAAAGATAGTTGAGAGGTTGCTCGAACTTGCACCAGAACTCTAAGAGGTGATTTGACCTTGAAAAGAAACTCGTTTGTGAATTTCAGTCTTGCTGGCGTATCATTAAACGAACTCGGACTTGAAATTCCATCTCCTTTCTCATCATTGAATATATCTAATGGACAAATAAGTTCATTCACATCATGGACATTGAATGTTATTGTTGGAGGTGACAGTAACCGAAGCATGAACGTTGCAGCATTCGAAGCATTGCTATATAGTGCTGCACAGTCTGCAAGCGGCTACTCAAATTCATCAGGCATTCCTGTTTCGTTTGCATTTGGATGGCTGGATGACAATGGTAACATATCTGAATATCTGTCATATCAAGGTTTCACATTGCAGTTTAAAGTAAGTACCAACGGCAGATTCTTGCAATACGCAGTAACTGGATATGCTTCACTCGCGATTCAAACACATATGCCAGTTCTGAACATACCCGAAGTAAGCGGAATTGTTCAACCATCGGCAATAGTTGAAGGTTTAGCAAAAGCTGTCAGAGCCGATTACTATTATGACTTAGACATAGATCACAACGATGCACCGACGTTAGTTAATCATGGTGCCCTATCAACAAGTTTCAATAAATATGTACGAGGTACATATGACGGTAACGACGATTATGATTCATTTCCAGGCTTGCTGAGATTATCTAAGTCATACAACAGCTCAAGAGATGCTGCTGGATTGAAGTACGGATATAAGAAGTTGAGCCAAGTACTAAATAACGCATCAGTTACACCTATCAATAATTTTTTGAAGCAAGGAATAGCTGATAACACTCCTCAATGTTCGTCTTTCTCATTCTGGATAGATGAGCCTACAATGACTTCTAGAGGAACAATACATTATAAGAGCAACTCAAATCTATCCGGTGGAAACTTCAAAGACACGCTAGAATACGGAACAGCAAACACAAATGTAATATCTATCAATGGGTCATACAACGGTGTTGCGTATAACATGACTAACATGAATTTTAAACAGCTTGGTTTTACTATAGACGGAAGCGGCAATACCATAGTTCAAGATGCATCTGTTGTAAATAGTTGGTCAAGTTCGTTGTCTGATGTATTTCAAACTGCTAACATAATAAATGATGTAAACGCAATTGCTTCACAATTTTCAGGTGATTTCTCTATACAGCTACCTGGAAGTGTTAAGACCTATGAAATTGCGCAGCCTATATCTCTGCTTGTTATGTCAGGAAACACGCTATCACCAATAACTGGGATATACAACATAGTGTCAGTTTCTCATGATATCTCAAATACATTTATAACTACACTCAAAGTTCAGCGACTTGTTATGAGTACAGCTAACCAAGTTGCTGCAAATCAAGGCATACTTGTAAAGGGTGGTTCAGCGTATCCATCGTTGAGCTACACTACTACACCAAATATAATAAGCACAGGTAAAGTAGATTTTGGATACATGTATCCTACCTTCGAGCATATGGGGTTAGTTGTATGATCATTATGAATTGCCCTATTACAAACACAAATTCGGAAATTAGGACACCCTTCGTCGACTCAGAAACCGATCGGTACTATAAAGAGAACCAATCATATCATACAGGAGTCGACATAGTTTGCAACAAGGTTTATTCTGTATTAAGCGGTGTAGTGATACAAGTTTGTCTATTTGATGATCACAAACGAATAGTTGTTCAATACAATAGAGAATACGCAGTATGTTATGCAAACATGAACGAAATTTTCTGGGAAGTCGGTCAGTCCGTACAGGCAGGTTCTGAGATCGGCGTTGCGGATGGTTTCGTTCATTTTGAATTATGGCTAACTACAAAAGGTAACTCATTGTGGAGAACATATGTAAACAACATTGCGTTTTATAAACATGATCCAACTGAGATTGTAACAGGTCAGACAGTCTTTGCTCCAATCATTCAGTACGACACAGATGATCAGTACGGAATATACGGAGATGGGTCAACTGAAGCAATAACCGATATTTATAATCTACCACCATCAATGCTGCAAGAGTTCTCAAACGGAAGAGGTGATGATGATGCCTAAGTATAGTGATAGCGGTCTAATTAAAGTTGTAAGGTTATCACCTCATAGTTATAGCAGAAAGATCAAAAGTAATCCAAACGGTACAATAGATAAAATAACAATTCATCATGCTGCAGGCGTAGCATCCGCTGAGACGATACTCAACATATTTTGTAACAGAGAAGCTTCGGCAAACTATGTCATTGGTAACGATGGCAAAATCGGGCTTTCTGTTCATGAGAGTAATCGAGCTATTACTTCATGCAGCAGTGCTAACGATAGTCGAGCAGTTACTATTGAAGTGTCAAATAGTAAATGTGGCGGAGACTGGCCAGTTAGCTCTGCTGCCTACGAATCGTTAATTAAATTGTGTACAGATATTTGTAAGCGAAACAACATAAAAGCACTAAATTTTACAGGAACAGCTCAAGGCAACTTGACCATGCACTGTTATTTTGCACCAACTGCGTGCCCTGGGCCGTATTTGAAAGCTAGATTTTCTGATATCGCGCTAAGAGTGAACAAAAATCTTGGATATGATAAAACAGTTATACCTCCGTATACTGGGTCATTGACAGGTACAACAGAATCACCGTCATACTATGCGTCGACAACTGGAAAGTTACAAGTTGATACTACACAGATAACACCTTATGTTATCACGATAGATAGACATACAAAATCAGTTAATTGGAGTAAGCTGAAAGCTAATAATGTGATAGGCGTGAATATTGAAGGCGGATATCTTTTTGATTCTGCTCATAAAGTTGTTAAGTTTAGAAGTCCAAAGCTCATGTCGCAAGTTGAACAATGTATGAAATGTGGGTTACCTTACAGCATATATTTTGAATCACGTGCAAATTCTGTTCAAGAAGCCCTTAATGAATTGTATGAAATTCAACTTGTATTAGCTACATATACTCCTGGATTAGGTGTATGGTTGGTTACGCATTTTGGACGAAACAAAACTAAAAACAACGCTATACTCGACATATTCTATGAGTATTTTGTTCAGTTTGGATTCAAAGATAAGATGGGGCTGTATGTCAAATCTGATCAGCTAAAATTGATTGATTGGAATAAACATTCAGAGAACTGGTATCTGTGGCTCAATAGCCATGTACCTTCAATGTCTAACATAGATGAACTAATGGTTCCTCAATTTTTTGTACCTGAGGGGGTAGGAGGCACATGAGTTTCAAACCTCGTTTAACTGCAACCGGGCTTACATCATCGCATTATACAAGTCAGAATCCTTACTATCCTTATTTTAAATCAACACCAGCTTGGTACGCTTGGGGAAGATTCTATGAAATTTTAGGCACTAAACCTTCGTTGTGCGTAGGTACACCTGGGCAGTGGTACGGCTATACTAAAGACAAATACAGTAGAGGGCAGAAACCAAAACTTGGAGCTGTTGCTTGCTGGTCTACAACAAAGAAAAATGGCGCAAGTAAAGTAGCTATTGTAGAGAAAATAGCTGAGGACGGGGCAGTAACCTTCTCTGAATATTCCGGCACGTTTTCTACATATACTAGACGAGGAAAGAACTACGGATCATCTAACGACTATGTATTTCAAGGGTTCATATATAATCCAATTAATGAGATCATTTCAGCGTCTGATCCGTTGTATAAGTTCCTCAATTGTGCCGAGTCTTTGGTCGGAAGAGGATATGATTGCACAGACATAACACCTGGACTTCCTTGGTGTGCTGCATTTGTAGCAAAGTGCGCACGAGTAGCAGGTGTATCGGATAAAATAATTGTGTACAGTTGGGGCGCTACTACTACAACACGTCAATCAGTTGCAAACGGTTGGGGTACTTGGTATGATGGGCCAATTGTAGGAAAGAAAGTTGTGCCTAATCCCGGAGATTTGATTCTCATCAAATGGGATCAAGTAAGAGATACTTCAAGCCGTTATTCTTCTGATCATATCGGAATAGTTCTAGGTGTAGCCAACAATAAAGTATATACAATCGAAGGTAACCGAGGCGGTGACGGCTCATATCGCAATAAAGTTAAGCGTTGTGAATATTCGATTAACAACAAAGTTATAAATGGATACTACAGACCAAACTGGACTAAGGTTGGATCGTCTTATAGCGGCACATACGTTGCTAGAGATGGTAGCAGATTCAAGATAGGCTCTAAAGATGGTCTCAAGTTATCTGGCGGTGATGTACTAAACAATTCTGGTACAGGAGCTTCTAGCGTCGGTCCAGTTACGATAGCCCCACTATATGAAGAACTCAATGACAAAAAGGACGCAATTATCAGAGAGGTTGGATACGCTAATTCAAGAGGAGAACCTTCTATATCTACATCAGATATCAGAGTTTCTATAGTAAACTATACAACACTCTTAAGTGCTTACTACGATGCTGTTGCAGATTCACTCGGAAGCCTTATGCCTGGAACATCAGATGGCAGTAGTGGTGATTACAATACTACAGAGACTTCTCTCGTACCGTATCAGATAGTTAAATTCTTCAAGGATAAAGGGCTATCGGCTGCGTTTGGTATCGGCATATGTGGCAACGTTAAGCGAGAATGCTCGTTCCACATCGGTGTAGCAACTACTGATACTAACGGATTAACTTCAGGCGGAATAGTTCAGTGGAATGGACCTAACTATACTAGCATGGTTGAACATGTCGGATCGGGTTGGCGAACAGATTTAACTGGGCAGCTCAATTATCTATGGTGGGACATGAATAATAGAGCAAAAAGTTGGCTACGGCACATGGTCAAACGATATTATGGTATTTCAAAAGATATGGTTGATTATATGCGAGAGCAACCCGATACTTTAGCTGGCGCGAAGAAATGCGCTGATATATTCTGTAAATGCTACGAAAACGGTGCTCAACCTAAACTTCAATCTGAAATAGCTCAACGAAATGTCGCAGAGCTTTGGTCATCGTTGTCTAAGACTAATACATCTGGTTGAGGAGGGAATAAAACTTGATAGTATTTGGTTACGCTAAACAATACAAATACACAAGCGACGGTACGCTTCTTATCCAAGTTAGAATACCGTCTATACACGGACCTTATGTAAAATCAAACGCAGACGGTAAATCGTTGAAAACATATACATCTGACGACAACCTTCCTTGGATGCAATCACTTCTGTTACCACATACCCCAGCTGACGGAGAAGTAGTTGCGATTGCGTCTTTAAATGACACGTCAAGTCAGTGGTTAGTTATTGGGCTAACTGGGGGACAATACTCACCAGGTATTATAAATATGTATGGGTGATTCAAATGGCAACAAATAGTTTAAGCTTTCCAAATCTTTTCAATGTGTCTCAGAATAGAGTCAATATTGTCGAAGACAACGCTTCAGTAGTAAACAGGACTAGATTATTGATTCTGACTGAGCCGACTGAATTATATAATGAACCCAATCAAGGTGTCGGATTGAAACGACACCTTTGGCAATACAACAATCCTAACGAGATCGCTATCATAAAAGATAGAATAATTGCGCAATTAAAATTACACGAGCCATGTGTAATCCCTGATGCAACGCAAGTATCTGAAGGCTTGCTATTTACAGGTAGCGATAAAAAGTCTGTAGACCAAGAATACAATCATCTTAAAATGACTGTAGCACTTAAAACAACTTTTGGAGAAAACATCCAAGTTTCTCTAAACGATGAAATCGATGGAGGAAATAGCTGATGGCTGAAACTGATTATAAAAGAGGAATAGTTTCGTATACATCTCGAGATTATGAAAGCCTTGTCGAAGAATTCTGGAAAATGGTTCCTCGACTAACAGAGCTTTGGCAACCTGGAGTAGATGACAATATATGGAGACCTGAAGCAAATGCAGATCCAGGAGTTGTTTTAGGTAAGTACCTTGCAAGCGTAGCCGATATGCTCGGTGTTAATCTTGATTGGATGGCCAATGAGGTATTTGCCCCATCTGTATCTCAGAGAAAAGATGCAGAAAAGGTGTTTGGATTGATCGGATACGAATTAGGTTTCTACACTGCAGCTCGTACCGAAGTTGAATTCAAGAATAACTCTACTGTTGATCTAAAGATAGATTTCGGATTCAACGGAAGTAACTTCTGTACTCTGAACGCATATACTGATATAACAAAACAGCCTCGTGTAATAACATATAATATCTTGCCGCTGACAAATACTTATGGTGCAACAGAAACACGAAGCAAGCGTTCAGTCCTAACTGAGAATCTCGATGTTTTTGCTGAATCTGATATTGTTACGCTTAAACCTGGACAGAGCGTAACTAGAGTAGCTATTGAAGGCGAACTTAGGTACGTCAATGTCTCTGTTGAAAGTATAAAACGAAGCAATTACATTGTCACTCTGCCATCACAGCATATAGATACAACTGCTATATGGGTCAAAGCAAGGTCATCGCAGACAGCAGATTCGTTCTTGCAGACACAGTGGATACAATGTAGCAGCCCTGCAGAATTCATACAGCCTGAGCCAAGGTTTGCTGTAACCTACGATTCATATTCTAACGCACAATTACAGATATCTAATTATCTTAATCAGCTTGAAAATTACGACAAGAACTGGTTAACAATATATTGGATAGATTGCTCAGGTGTTATCGGCTGCGTAGGCCAGAATGTTTTACAGGACCTGCTTCTCGCAAAACCTGATCAGAGTATTGATTCAAACTCCGGAGATCTGCTTGTATCTAATTTACCTAATACAGTAGAGCTACCGCATACAAATATTGTAGTAGGTAAGAGCCCAGAAACAGCTAAAGAAGCATATTTCAATAGTCGCAACTACATCAACACTTGGGACAGTCTCATAACACTTCCTGACTTTAACAGATTCTTGAACAGAGAGCCTGGAGTCGATTGCGGAGTTGTAATCGACTGTCAAAAGGCGCTTGAATACAACCTTGCAGTTTACAACGATGAGAACTTGACAGACAGCCAGAAATCAAAGATGTATATCACAAAGTATGATTTCCCTGAAGGCGATCCGATATTTGATTGGAGTAAGGTTCTAAACTTAGGGTTTGATCCAAGTGATCCAAACAAGTTTGTGTTTTCAACTAACTTCAAACGATACACAGCTATGTGCTTTGCAATACATAATGACTTCAAACCGAGTACATATGGCAGAGGTCAATCTGATAAGGCTCAGATAAGGAAGCAGATAAACTTTGTTCGATACAAGCCACCTACGCAATTTATCACTAATGTTGAACGAGACTACAAGCCGCTGCAAGCTATGACAGTAGACCTAGAGTTTGGTTGGGCAAGAATATTCCCGTTCTATTGCGTAGGAACTATCACACCTACTAAACCTGTAAGCAAAGATGTAGCAGAAACAATAATAAGCAAAGCAAAAGAAGCTCTAGCTCTTTACTTCTCTCCAGCTAACAGAAAGTTTGGTGTTAAACCTACACTGATGGAAGTTATTGATGTGATAGAAAAGTCCGATAGCCGTATCAGACATTTTGATCCGGGTAGCGCAAAAACTGAAGGTATAGTATGGGCTGATTGCGATATAGATTATTTCAATTTGATCAGCTTTGCAAAATATGATGATTCAAAAGCTTCGGCAATGAATATACGAATCAATCCAACATACATAACAAACTCATGAATCACGGAGGTGATATAGATGAGGTTTGAAAACGTATCTGTTCCAGAGATATACAAGACCAGCGCAGACTTTCGATTCTTTCTCAAATGGTTCGCGCTTGCATTGACTCGGATAAAATTTGATACAGAGAATCTGATTGATTTGTTTGATCCAATGCGATGCCCCGAGAAGCTCCTTTGGATGCTTGGTGATACAATTGGATTCAAGTATGATGATAGACTACCTGCTTCATATAATCGTCTAGTGATGATGTACTTTATGTCAATGATACGTAACAGAGGATCACGTGACGGAATTACACTTGCAGCCGAAGTCAACTTAGCTCAGTATAATATACTTAAATATGGTGAAGAAAGCGATATACTGAACAACCGACTTGAAGATACTTCTATACCTATCAATGCTGTTTATGTTACTCATAATGTAGAGCAAGGATACATAGATATTGTATACTTCACAACGAAGTCGGAGCCAATTGATGCATGTCTTGAGTATGTGAGACCGCTTGGAATGTATTTGTTCCAGCATTCAGGCGCTCGAACAGATGCTAGAACTAAGATATCTATTGACGCTCGACTCACAAATACAAACGATATAGGCATATCTATTGGGCCTACACATGTTGGACATTATAGAAGATCTGATTATGCTCGTATGCAGAGATCAGAAGATGATCCAAGACACGGAGTCTACTATAGAAACAAGAAACACGAAAAGGCTAGTGATGCTGAAATTAATCCTGGCGAACGCGCAATATTTTCGTTACAGATGTCCAACAATGAACATATTGTAGCATCATTGATAGACCCAATATTTGCGCTTGGTCGTAATCCTGTCGATGTAACTTATCATTATCCAGAACCATTCATTAAGTCAGAGCAACCTGAATGGAACTTGAGGTATGATCGGGACAAAGAAATTGAGGTTGACAAAGGTGATGTTTATACTGTCGAGAAAGACGACCCAGGTACAATTGTCAAACCTAATCCTCGTGTTGGAAAGGTCATGCATCAGGTAGGTGATGCTATTGCACTGCCAAATGGAAGCTACACCAAGCGTATAGAAGAGGCAGATAGCCCGACTGTTGAAACGTAAAACCTTGTATACTCTTGGTTAATTCAAACAATTGGAGGTGTGCTCCTTGGCAGAATTTCCTAAGATATATGGAGAGGGTCCTGCAGTTAAAACTGACGAATCGACCGAAGTCGAGGGGTACACTCGTCCAGATTTGCATAGACGAACTGATCCTGTTAAACGTGACGGTGAAGTAACTGCGCGAGATTATCAACTTGGAATCTACAACAAGAATTCTTACAGAACAGTTACTATTCAATATCATGACGAGGAGTCTGAAGAGTCTGAGATACCTTAATCGGAGGTGATATGTTGAGTACGTTAGATCTAGCAAAGAAAATATCAATTAGACACAATGTATCAATCCGAGTGCTCGATCAGAACGGTCAAGTAATTTCTGAACACACTGGGCATAATGCAGCAACGAACTCAATGATCACAGGCGTAGCTCATTATCTAACAGGTGATGGAGTACTCAACCAGGGCTATCATATGCTCAGTCAATATGTCCCTCAATATATTTCGCTCGGAACTATGGGGCTAATAAACCAAGACGAAGACGCTGACGGATTACCTGCTGGTGTAGGTGCTATAAGCTATAAGGATACTTGTGATGATCCGGACATAGAAGAAATCTATCGTTTCATCGATTACATAACTCAAGCTCCTGGATATGGCGCTGACGGATACGATGTAAATCAGAATAACAATAGAACTTTTCTTGGTTTAGGCCCTAAATTCGAAGATCGCGGAGAAGGTCTTCCGATTGAATCCGAAATCATTCAAAAAGGCGACGTAAATTTCGACGGAAAAGTAGACTTAGCTGATTTGCTGTTCTTAGTTGATTATGATTGCGGACGATTAGGACGCAACTTATCACAAAAAGAAATAATCGCTGGCGACATTGATGGCGACGGTGTAATTGGGCACTCTGACATAGCTAAAATCCGAGATTACATTGAAGGTAAGATATCGTTGTCTGAATTAGGGACAGCTGAGTATGTCTCAAAGAATCCACCGGTAATAAACTGTGAGCTTATTTCTGATTCGTTCCCACGTTCTACGATAACATTCAGAGACATTGTCCCGGAGTATGAATCAGAATTTCCGCAAACAGTTGATGTAGTGTTCAGCGCGATGATATCAACAGGTGCGCTTGCTGCATTTAGGGAACCTGATCGAGACTACATATTTATCACCGAATGCGGGCTGTGGTCAAGACCAGACCATGTTGAGGGCGGAGATAACGGATTGCTTGCAGGTTATCGAATAGTTCCACCTAATGACCATAACTGGAAGATGGCTGAGTGGAACCCCGATACTCAAAAATACTTTGACAGCGATGAGTGCAAACAAAATCGAAGGATATTAAAAGAAAACATAATTCGAGTTGGCAGAAACCAGATAGTTCAAGTTATTTGGAAAGTGCAGCTAGGTGGAATGGATCAGCTCGGATCACTTCTAAGTCTTTATCCACATTATTCAACTACTTTAAGGTGGATATTCTGGGAATAATAACAACTAGTAATATGGAGGCTATGATATGAAAAGATACATAAGAGCTGCGTCAGCAGGTAATGCTAGGAAAGAGATGATAATATTGCAGAAAGCGCTCCAAACTGCGTTTGATGCTATCGACAGTTGCGATGCAACTATCTATGATATGTTTAAACTAGATTCACTTCAAGATTCATTAGATATATCTATAAGGGAGTTAGCCAGCGCTATTGAATCTCAGGAGGCATAATTTATCATGGATGAATTGGTATTTACACCTGCTGCTATTATCGATTTGCTATCTCAGATTGATGAGTTATCCGAACTTGATATTGGTGTAGTTGAAAACAACGGTACATTATCTTTAACTATCGGAGATAGCACCTATGAGATAAGGCCTAGAGATGAAACAAAAATAGAGGTTAAGCCAGAGGTAGTAGAAGAGATTTCAGAAGCCTCTGAGTATACATATGACGAACTTGCTGAATCCGGAGAGGTTGAAGTATCAGACCCAATCGAATCTGGTCTAGTTAAACAGCTCTTCAAAACTCTCTTGATTGGTGGCATGGTTCGGTTCGCAGCAAAAGAACTAAAGAAGTGAGGGGATAGCGTATGAAACTCCCTGCAAAGTCAGTGGAAGCGACAGAAAATAAAAATCTTGCTATTCTTGGAACATATGAAGGCGAATGTGCTGATTCTAATATCACTAATCTAAACGGGCTTGATATTACTCGCCCTGTATGGGAAAACGTCTTCAATTCCGAGGATTACAAGAAAGCTATTGAACTAGGTCATTACATTGGATACCTCGGGCATCCTGAAGATCCTAACTGTATGGATTTTAAAGATGCTTGTATTGTTATGACTGAAGGTCATATTGATGACAATGGTAAAGTTTACGGCAAGTTTAATCTTATCGATACTCCTGTAGGTCGTATTGTTAAAACTTTCCAAGATGCAGGAGTAACATTTGGTATATCTGTTCGAGGCGCAGGAGATATAGAAAACAATTCTGTTGATCCGGAAACATTTATCTTTCGCGGGTTTGACCTTGTCACATTTCCTGCGTTCCCTGAGTCAATACCTAAGTTCGTCGCAGCATCTAGTGATGCAGAATCTCAAGCGAAATACAAGAAGATATGCGCAGCTGTTAACAGTAACTTGCAGAACATTACAAGCTCTGAAGCATTGAAAATCATTCAAAGTCAATTTGCAGAGCAATCAGACGAGTACCGAAACATAGAAGCTCGCATATCTGAGCTTGGAGACGAAGTTGAAGACATCTCAGATGAGAAGATACAGGCAGTTACAGCTTTGTATCTTGAATCTATTGAAGCTAATAATCAGCTTAAAGCAAAGATTGCTTCTATGGAGAGAGCTTACAGTTCTGAGATAGTGAAGCACCGCAGGAAGATAGCGTCGCTTGAGCGAATCTGCTTATCTCAGTCTATCAAGATGCAGGAAGCTATTAGAGCTTCTGAGATAAGAGTAAAGACTGTAGTATCTGCTTCGTCTAAATTAAAGAAGTCTCTTTTAAGTGCAAGAGAAACCAACCTTAAATATATTCAGAAGATTGATGCTAGTAAGAAAGATGTCGAAGAGAAAACATCAGTCATATCTTCTCTTCAATCAAAGCTAAGTAAAACTGTTACCGCTGCTGAGAATGATAAGAGGAGATCGTCAAACCTTGATGAAAAATTGGCTCGTCTTACATCAGAGATATCTGCCTGCAAGAAAATGTTAGCCGAATATCAAGATGCTTATGCGAATCTTTATTCGTCTGCATTAGGTGTTGATCTGAAAAACATAACTGTAACCGCAACTACTTCAGTTGATGAGTTACAGCGATCTATCAGCGGAACAGTAAATGCTTCGCTAGATGATGCGTTTGCAGAACCCATGCATGTAGACGCATATGAAGATTACGATGATGAAATCGTAACTCTGTAACACATCAACAATAAAATAAAATTAAACAGGAGTGAATCAATTATGATTACTAAGAAAACTAAGAATGCTCCTGCCAGCAATGCTCGTAGACCTATAAACGCTTCTCAGAGCATTACTTCCGGAGTTCGTAATCGTCGGGCTCAGTCCAACGTGACTGCTTCTGCAAACCTGACCCCTGCACAGAAGGCATTCGTCAACCAGATTTCTCGTAACTGCCGTCGTCCTTCTGCTATTACCGCAGCTACTAACACCGCCAACATCATGGCACGTCCTGATTTCCTCGAGCTGCTCCCGATGTTCGTTCAGAAGCTGCTTGTCCTTGATGTTTTTGGTTCCGTTGCGATGCGTTCCCGCCAGCAGCTGATCCCTTACTTCAAGTTCATCGCTGAGAACACCAAGGGCGAGACTAACGCAGGTACTGTGCTCTCAAGCCCCTTCATGAACCGTCAGGGCATGGATCAGAACTGGACCGGTCGCGTCGTTAAGAACGAGGCTACCGATGGCACTTCTGTCATGTATACTCCCGTCCTTCCCGGCTCTCTTACAATTAAAGTTAAGAGCGCATCCGAGACTAAGAGCTACGTCGACAACGGTGCCGGTGTCTTTACTGAGAATGGTCAAGAGAAAGGTACCATCAACTATGCTACCGGCGAAATCACTGGTATCACTGTCGAGCCTAGTGACGAAGCTTATGCTACTTATGAGTACGACAACGAGACTGTCGGCCCTGATGAGAACGGCAACTACGGTGCTAAGATGGCCAAGGGTTATCTGCAGCTTGATGAGTTCAACCTTGTTGCTGAAGCTCATGAGCTTGCTTGCTACTGGTCTGTCTATAGCGCTTTCGCAGCTCAGCAGGAGTACGGCTCCAATATCGCTGATATCGCTAAGGAAGCTGCTTTCTCCGAAATCACCGCCGAGATCAACACTTATTGCTTCGACCTGCTTCGCAAGGCTGCACAGTATAAGCCTCAGTTCAACTGGGATGCTTCTCCTGTTCTGTCCGGCGCAGTTGTCCCCAGCGATTACCTGAACATGTTCAAGCTGAAGCTTGGTCAGGCTGCTGCTTCCATCTACCAGCAGACTCGTCTTGCTCGCCCGAACCGTCTGATCGTTGGTACTACCGCAGCTGAGTACATTGCAATGATCAATGGTTTCGCCGCAGACAACATTGAAGACACTGTTGGTCCTTACAAGTTCGGTAAGCTGGATCAGTTCGAGATCTATGTTGATCCTTCCTACAATCCTAATGAGTGGGTCATGTCCTGCAAGTCCAACGACATTCGTCGTAACAGTGCTCTCTTCGGTGAGTACATGCCTGTAATGGCAACTGATGCTATTGGCCTCGCCAATATGTCAGTCCAGCAGGGTTACGCAACCATGTTCGGTGCAAAGGTCACTGTGCCTGAGACCGTCGTGAGCGGCAAGATCCTCGGAACTTTCTAATCTAAGTTTCGTAAACCACACAAGAACTATCACACAGCCCTCAGCTAGAAATAGCTGAGGGTTTCTTTTTACCAATCGTTATTGTACATGATCCAAAGTACAGAGAAATGTCACAAGCATGAATCTAATGGGCATATAAACATAAAGATAAATGTAAACAGATGAACCTTATATTTTTATGTGATAGTTCTCAATACAATTTACTGATTATAATGAAGTAATCATTACATGAAACTGTATCTTGTTTGGAGGTAAATTAATATGTATACTGTAACCATTAAGTACACCGCACCTGTCGAAGCTGCCGGTCAGCTGAAAAGCACTATCGCGCCTCAGTTCGCTCTGGGTCAGTCCTATGTAGACGAGGAAGCTTTCCGCAAGGACATTCCTGAGTCTGCATACTCCAAGAACGTTTGGGAGAATGGTCATTTTGTCATGGCTGAGTCCCTCGAGGAGTACTTCGCTACATTTATTGCTCATCCTGGTCTGGTCGCTGCTCTGAAGAAAGCTATGCGCGACGGTACTTACAAAATCGAAGAAGTATCTGAGAAAGACGGCCTGTACATGGACGAGGTCAAAGATGCTCTTGCTAATGAGGGCTTTGAAATTACGGTAGTAAAAGCTGAGAGCTCTACCAAGGAAGGTTAATATCGACGGATCTGCATTTGATGTCTCGTCAATAGCTCGACGAGTTTATATCAATTGATGTAGAAGTACTTTGAATTAGTTAGAGGGGGTGTCCTGCATGACAATGTCCGAAATAGTAGATAGAATCAGCTTCCTGTTGGGCATCCCCTCTAATGAAAACGTCGAAGACTTAGATTTCACTCAAGGTGTGCGGATAGCATTTCAGGAATTGAAAAGATACATGCGAACCTCAGTTGATAAAACGGTTCCTTACCAACGGAGGATAGATCTAGAAGCTGTAGGTATCAATACTGTTAAAGTTCTGAATGTTCAAGCTGCATATCCTCGAATCGGGTTGACAATGAGTTCTATTGACAGCGGTAATGTTTTCCAGGTTGCTGCTGCTGTTAATACTTACAGTGCTATCGGAAATACAAGCACTATTAACATTGACCCAATAATGACCGAGTTAGCTATGGCGCAGCTCCGTAACACAATTTCAACTGATTTTCAGTGGAAATATGATCCTCTGAATAACGTTGTATATTGTGCTCATAGAGACCCTGCACCTACAATGGTCACTATCCGATATGTACCTGATTTTAAGGACGTATCTGAGATAAAGAGTACAACCTGGATAGATTATTTAATCCGGATGAGTTTAGCTAATTGTAAAATTGCATTAGGACGAAGCCGGTCTAAATATAAAATTGAAGGTTCAAATGTTACACTTGATGGAGATACGCTTCTGCAAGAAGCAAATGCAGAGCTAGAAGCGATTCGTCAAGAGCTTGAGCCTAAGAAAAACCGTCTAGTTGTACTCAACTAAACTAATCAAAAGGAGATATGTAATATGTTTATTAGCAAGAAGCGTATTGTTGCTAGCGATGATGTAGATGAGATCATCCAGGAGCCCGAAGTTGATGAAGCCGCAGAGACAGGTCTTCTGTTTGAAGCTGAAGACGTTGCTCAGCTCATAACTGAGATCACCGGTGAAGACGTAGACGTAGCACCTAGCGATGACGGCGATTATGTTGACTTCACTGTCGGCGACGAGGTATATACTGTCGAAGCTGATGGAGACGAAGAGGTACTTGAGGCTGTTCGTAGACCTTTAGCTAAGAAGCGTAGCGTCGCTGCCAGCCGCAAAGTTAAGAATACTGAGCGCAAGCCGGTTAAGTCCGCCAGCACACGCCGCAGAATTCCTTCTGCTAAGTAATTAAGCTGCGGGAAGGATATGCCCACTTCAGTACAGCCTATTGAAGTGGGCTGATTTAATATTACGAGGTGATATCATGAGTAAACCAATAACTGCTGGGTTAATAGCTTCTCTACTTTCAGGGATGTCGAAAGCCTTCCAAAATTCTGTAGCGGATATAATTGATCGTGGACTTAAAATGGAAGAACTCAAAAAGACAGAAGATGGCGGTATCATCTTCAAAGCAGTTTCTGGAGGTGGCACAGTTATAAAAGTTAAAGCTGTCCCTACCTCAGGACGTGAGGGATATTTTGATGTCTACATCAAGTCGAAAGACGGCAAGAAGGATAAATATCTCGGTGTGAAAGAAGACAACATTGACGATAAGGTAACTGAGTTCTTAGATGAACACTACGGTGAAACATTAGAACACGGCTATGCTGAAGCTAAAGAAGACGGTGAAGCTAATGGCCGTATTCAAGATGTTGACTTGAACGAATTCAATGACGAGACTGTTGCGTCTCAGAAGATTCAAGTTAAGCTCAAGAAAGTAACAAGCTCAGAAGAAGTTTCTGTAAAGCTTCTATCTATAAACGCAAATTATGATCCGGCATATGCACTTGCTGATCTAACTAATTTAGTGAACAATGATTCATTTGTAGCTGCTATCCCGGAATCTGAAACTTGTTATGAAATAGTATCTGATGAAACTGGATATGATGTCAATCCTTGCGAAGATTTTCAAGCTCAAGATGGTTTTGAGCAGATACTTAAAGCAGGGTACGCATTGTATCTGAAACTTGTTATGACTCACTGGAATATCAAAGGTCTGAATTTCCGTGAAATTCACAACATGGTGGGCGATTTTGCGTATAATCTCACATATGAGCTAGATTCAATTGCAGAGATAGCGATGCAGACTCGTGATATCTGTCCTAACATACTTGAGTTAGTCAAACAGGAGTCATTTGATAATAGAATATTTAGCAACGAAGCTGAATGTATTGAAAATATACGTCAGATGATATTGAGTTATGTATCTGCGCTAGAGCTTTATTATCCTTGTTTCAGCCATGATATTCAGAGTACACTTGATAATTACATCGCTCGATGGAAGTCTGAATCTGAATATAAGCTGAGGGCAATGAATTTCGGTAACTGTACTAGCGCACCTCGGTTGTAAGTAAGCATGAACTACCTCTTGAATCGTTATTGTAAGTAATATCGACAGAGAGGTAGTTTTGCTATGTTCCAAACATATCCAGAATCATCATATCAGATAGAAGACCACGTAACATTGAAAAACTACATACTAGGCGGCAAAGGTATAATTACTATGAAATCTCCGACAGGTAAACAGAAGACTTATGCCTTCAACAAGCCTAGAAATGAAGACAAATTTGATGAAGGCACAATATTTGTTTACAGAAAAACTGATACAAATACATGGTTGTACGTAGGCATGATAACGCCGTACTTTAAATTTCGTCTAACTCGAGCGTCTACCTGGGATACTGATAACGAAAACGTGAACGGGGTCAGATATCTACTTAAAGTTGCTGACGGTCAAATTAAAAGCAAGATGGAGATATACCATTGTGGTGTTTGTGCCGTATGCGGTAGACGACTCACACACTGGAAATCAATTCTCAGAGGCGTTGGACCGAAGTGCAGGAAGAAGCTTAGATGAATCACAAAAAAGATTCAGAATGCTTTGATGCTATAACAAAGCAATTCAACGGTAATAAATATGCTGCTCTAAGCTATGTACAGCGAAAAGCTAGAAATTATTTAAATGAAACAGACAACATCATATTAGATTCTGAGGCAGTTACATGGGCCCTTAGAGGAGAAAGACCTGAAATAGCTGATAGACAAACATATAGTCAAGTAAAGCGAAGGTACGCCGATTCATACATTGAAGAGGTGCTTTGCTATGTAGATGACTTGGAGGTTAAACGCAGCGTACGAAAGTCGATCAAGGCGTCGAGACACAACCAGAACCTCGTATACGTCTACGATGGAGAATTATCTGCCTCAAGATCGGCACGAGTCAGAATTCTCACTAATATCATATGGAACGAATTGTATGTACAAAAGATGCGTATTCATGAGCAATGATACTGTTAAGTAATACAGCGTAAGTAACAGAGTGCTGATAGATTTCGGCACTCTTTTTATGAATCGTTATTGTATATATAATCAATAATTAGAAGTTATTGAGTCCATATTAATTTCAGTTCTGATACACTATATATGGAGGGTTAAATAATGTTATTTTCAGTAATAGGTCCCGACGGCAGCATAAAAGCAAGTACTGATTACATTCAATGCATATACAACAACGATACACTTGTATCCATGGATAGATGTGGATACAAATTTGAGCTCTACGGAAAACGAATTCGCATCAGGATGTTGCTGGATGAGTTAGCTAAGCTTCGGAGTTTACCTCAGCCTCTGCAAAGCAAGCCTTATACCGAAGTAAATGCTGCAGCTGAAACTACGGTAGATACTGTCAGTGACAATAGTTCCGGATATTGCGATGAAAGCACACCTGTCGCTGTTGATGATAAACATGTTGAGTATCCTTCAGTTGAAGAGACTCAGCCGCTTAAATCAGCAGAGATAAAACCTGAAAAGAAGCTCACCAGAATACGTTGCGTAGATACCGGCAAGATTTATAACAAGCAGTCCGAAGCAGCAAAAGATCTTGGAATTGACCCTGCTGCAGTCTCTGATAGTTTGAAGTCAGGTAAACGAAGAGCAGGTTACATATTTGAAAGGGTTGAATAACATTGATCTCCGCAGTCCAGAATGGTGACGTATATGAAATACGATTTCGATACGACCCTGTTCTAGTTCAATTAATTAAATCAGTGTCTGGCAAACGCTGGAATCCAGACGGTAAGTTTTGGACGCTCCCTGTAGACAAACTCGGATTCTTCATAAACTTGCTGAAAGGGACAATATATCAGAATAAAATTGTGATTCAGTCCCAGGAACATATCAACGAAAACAGCTCTATTGATGCTACACTCAATATTCCTCAAATAGATGTTAGCGATTGGAAATTCTTGATAAAGCGAGGCGCTCAACCGTTTTCTCATCAGATAGACTTTATGCGTTATGCAATCGATAGATATCAGCGAGGCTATTCGAGCGGGTTCATACTAGGAGATGAGCAAGGTCTAGGAAAGACTATCGAAACTATCAATCTAGCAGCATACGAAAAGAAACGGCTGAAGTACAAGCATTGTCTTATTATATGTTGTGTAAATTCTTCTAAATACAACTGGAAGAATGAAATTTTTGAGCATACACGTGGTCGAACAGACGGTTATATCCTCGGCACTCGAAAGAAGCGAGATCAATCTTTCAAGTATGCAACTGGTAACAAAGAACGGCTAGAGGATTTGATAACAGGTCATATGTATGGTGACACATCAGCACCCGAACTGCCTTACTTTATCATAACTAACATTGAGTCGATAAGAATGCGTGAAGGGAAATCTTATCCTATTGCAGACAAAATAATTGATATGATCATGAAGAATGAACTAAACATGATCGCAATAGATGAGATCCACAAAAACGCATCTCCTTCGTCGCTACAAGGTAAGCAGTTAATACGAATCAAAGAGAGAACTGCTAGTAGATGCGAGTGGATACCTATAACTGGTACCCCGATTGTCAACAAACCTACTGATGTTTACATTCCGTTGAAACTAATTGACGGTCATAGATATAAAAGCTTCTATACTTGGTGTAAGCAGTTTTGTATGTACGGTGGGTACGGTGATCATGAAATAATCGGATACAAAAACATTCCGATGCTCAAAGGTATGCTTCAAAACAACATGATAAGACGGCTGAAGTCATCAGTTCTAGACCTGCCAAGTAAAATTCATATTGACGAATATGTAGACAACACACCGTATCAGAATGCGCTTGAAGAAAAACTCATTGCAGAGGCTCTTGCTCACGCAGACGAAATATCATCGTCGCTCAACCCGATGGTCAAATTTCTTCGACTTCGTCAGATCAACGGAAGCCCGGAGTTGGTTGATGAAAATCTCAAACTTGATCAGGATTATATCAAGAAGAATGCAAAGCTGAAGCGATTGCTTGAAATTCTTGAGGATATACATCTACGTGGGGAGAAAGTAGTTATATACTCGAACTGGGTAGAACCGTTACGAACCTTGTATAGATTCATATCAGCGAAGTATAAAGTATGTGCTTTCACAGGTAGTATGAAGGAAGCAGATCGACAGAAACATAAACAAGTTTTTATCGAGAATCCAAACTATACTATAATGTTAGGAACTATAGGAGCCTTAGGAACAACACATACACTTACTGTAGCAAATAATATTATTTTCTATGATGAACCTTGGACAGCAACCGACAAAGTTCAAGCCGAAGATAGGTGTCATCGCCTCGGAACCACAAAGGGCTTAAATATCTATACTTTGATGTCAAAGAACACAATTGACGAGCGTGTTCACAATATAGTATATGATAAAGAGGCTGTATCTGGATTCATCGTAGACGGGAAGCTTGATTTCAAAAACAATCCTGGGTTAGTTTACAAATTACTAGGTAAAGAATCAGAAAGGTGAAGCAACAATGAAGATTACATGTAGTAAACGAGATGATGTGCTTCGTAGGAAAGCTGAGTACGAAGCTGACAAAGCTGAACGTACCAAACGATACAACGAGCAGTATGCACAGTTCAACAAAGCCAGACTTGTAAGTGAGGACAAAATTGTTTCTTTTGTCAGCAAAGCCATCAGTAGCTGCGGGTTGAATCCAAGAATTACTGCATCTACCAACTGGGGCTCAAGTTGGACTGTTGAAATTGACGACACGGACGACAAGTTCAACGAAGATAAAGCTCTTGCGTGGGACTACAAGGTTGAAGTTGATGACAATGGTAATGTAAAGAAAAGAACCTCTTCATGGTCAGGTATGAACGGAACTACCGAAGCTAATATTGAGTATCTTAAGAAGATCGTCAAGTGTCTTGAGATACTGAACGGGCTTGACTGGGAGACGCTTTTCAGTGAAAATCCGTACCCTAATCATAGTGATTACGTTACAGAACGTAATCCTCAATACGATAGAAACGTCGAAGATTTCGACGCACAGCTTCTAGAAATTGATATCGAAGAGATGGTTGGCACTAATAGAGGCGTTAAACGAGACAGTTCAAGAGATTTTCGATCTGATGTTTACACGTTCATAGTTAAAGATAGCGGATCTCAGTACACTGTATTTGACATTCCTACATATAGTTTAGATAGATTAGATAAGAGCACGATTGATAGGTTTAAGAGTTACACTTATCGTGTAGCTAAGAAAAAATTCTTCGATACGCTTGTTGAGCCGATTGAATACTATGATTTAGAGGTGGCTGAGTAACAATGAAAAAATACAGAACTCAGAAAATAACAGCAGCTGAAGGCACAAAACCAGATGAAGCGCTTGACGATTTCATCGACATCATTGAAGATGATTTTGCTTATGCCGTTTCTGGTTTAGAAGCTCTAAGTAGAGGTGGCGTAAACAGCACAAATGATGCGCTTGCGATTGCTGAAAAGCTTCAAAATATGATTCAATCAGTTATAAACGAAATAGCTGAGAAAGTAGCAGGTGAATGATATGAAGATTAAACAGAAGGGAAGCCCTGAAGATTTTGCACGGGCTATTAAAAACAGGATATCAATGCTAAGTGGAATCAACTCCTCTGAAACTGTCATGTCTTCGTGTGACGAATGTTTCAAAGATGTTAACGGATTGTTCGGCGATGTCGGAGAAATATTGACGATAGCGCAGATGCGAGAGTACTGGGAAGAAAACAAAGATTACGATCCGGTGTTGATGGAGTATCGCAACTACAAAGAGTGGCTCAAAGATACGCTAGATAACATGGAATCTGTCGATAATATTGATATTGAATCCAGTGAAGCTATAATGTCTGCAGATGATGCTACAGATCATGATCGTTACCTTCATACTCTCATCGGTGATATTCAGTCTGAAATAGAGCACGAAGTCGAAACTATTGAATTTGATCAAGACGACAGTAATCTTTATATGACAGTGGTCTACATGGATATGGTTAAAGAATATAAGATACCATTTGATGACCTCAGTTTTGAGTTTGACGATATAGAATCTGATGTAGAATACGTAGCAAATACAGTCAGATCTGACTTAGATTTAATTGATGACAGCACAAATGACATCGAATAAATAGGGTCAAAAACATAGATTGCCCTGCAGATTTTCTGCAGGGCACATTTATGAATTCAACTAGATGAACCTTTTTTATGTTTGTAAGAACTCGTTGTAATTTGGACGAAAACTTAAGTGCTTCTATTGATTCAGGTGGTGATAATAATGGCTGAAGGGAACGTCTTGCTGTTAAGAGGAAATAAAGCTTCTTATGATGCTATAAATCCAGATAACGATACTCTATATTTTGTTCTAGACCAAGGTGAACTTTATCTTGGTTCAAATAGAATAGCTAATTTTGTATTAGGACTTCCTGAAGTTACTGCAGCCGATAACGGCAAGATGCTGCAGGTGGTTAATGGCTCATGGGCAGCTGTTGACGTAAATATTTCGACAGTATATACAGGATCAGGAGATCCTTTGCAGACTTTAGGTAATGACGGTGACATTTATCTTAATTTAGGGTGATATCTATGGAATTGAATTATCAAGATTTTTCTTGCGGGTTTACAGCAGGCGAAGGTATGTTCATTGCTACAGCAGAAACCTCTTTTGAAGAGATATGCAATTGGGTATCTACAGGTAAAGTACTTTGGTTCTATGATGGAGATAAATATCGTGTTGTAATAAATTTCGAAGCATCAGAGAATTATGCAGTACTGTATTTTTTCGATGATTATGGTATGATAAGTACGCAGAGGTACGGCGGTGATAGTTAATGCCAACGCAAGTTACAAGAAATTTATATATTAATTATGATAATGCTAAAACATATTTAACTGCTAATGGTGTTTCGTTACAAATAAATATAGCAGGTACAAAAGTTGCAATTCGCCATTATATGAATGGTGCTAAAACTGGTTATGCCACTATAAACTCCGCAGGTATGGATGTCCTATTCCCAAGCAATACAGCTATCCCAAATAAGCTTGATGTTGAGTCTTATATTGGTCAATTAGTTTCAAGCAAGAGTAACTGGGTTGAGTTTAGAATCAATGGAACTGCGCTTGAAAGGTATTCTGGCAGCATTGGAAAGTTTACTCGCACTTATACTAACGAAACAGTAAGTGCATTTAGGAAAAATAGCACATTTATGAGCTATCATAATGCTCCTAATACTGTTAATGGCACAAGTGTTCGTCATTTAAATTTAACTCTATATTTCACTCAATATAGTTGTTCTGCGAATGCTGTTGGAAATGGCATAGCATCAGCGAATGTGGACAAATCAGCACCATATGAGGGTGATTCAGTAACCTTTACAGCTACGCTTAAAACTGGAGCGACATTTGATGGTTGGTACTCTGATGCTGCTTGTACCCAGATAGTTTCCACGAGTCAGACATATTCAACTTCAGCGGCTGATCTAACTTTATATGCAAAAGCTACAGTTACTGCTACTGTTTACAATTGTTCTGCTGTAGCTGGTGAAAATATTACAAGCGCTACTGTTAATGATGATAGTGTTATTGCTGGAGATAGTGCAACTTTTACAGCAACACTACCTAGTTACTGCGTATTCGATGGATGGTATACTGCGCTTACTGGCGGGACTAAAGTTAGCGGAGATAACCCTTATACCGTCATTATCAATAGTGATACAACGTTATATGCAAGAGCAACAAAAATTGTATATACTGTTCAAGTTGGTTCACAGCCTGAGCACGGAACTGCGAATGTAAATGCTTCAACGGCAACTTATGGCGATGTAGTAACATTTACAGCTAATATCGCAGGAGCCAATAGAGAATTCTATGGATGGTATAGCGACTCTTCTTATACAAATTTAGTAAGTACTTCAGCAATATACAATCATACCGTTACTGGTAATACTATATTATACCCTAAGTCTGGCAATACACGTTATACTGCTATCTTGCATCCAACATATGCATCTGATGTAAGACCTTATCGTGGTAGTTCGAGTGAGGGTGTAAAAGCAGCTTCACCTTCTGTTCCTCAAAATGTTAATGTATTAGCAAACAATACCGTTAATAGCTCAACTTATGCCTATCAATCATATAGAGCTTCAACCGCCCATAACTATGGCATCGCTTTTTGGATAAACAATGTTGAACAACTTAATTCGGCACCAGATAACGCAACAATTTTTGATTTATATGCACAAATTGGTCTTTCATTTTCTGATACCGACTATAATTCTGCTACTGCATATTCTGGCACTTATACATATCTATGTGAAGGTGATGAAACTCCTGCAATCCGAAGAGGAAGCAATGTAAATATACCAATTTCAACAAATAAGACTATTGTTACAGTAAACAAGTCTCAAATGGGAGATTGGACAATTAAAGAATTAAAAGAAGGCAAACTTGGTTTCCAGATAAATACATCAGTAAAAAGTGCTTCTGGTACTAGAGAACAGCGCTTTTACGGCATTGATGTCTATGTTGTTTATACTGTAGAAGATACCTCTTATAAATGTGAAGCAATCAGCGATGGCCATGTCGATGTGTCTGTATCTTCACACGATGTAGTTCCTGGAGGTTCTTGTACATGGACAGCGGTACAAGAAGGTGGATATAGGTTTGATGGTTGGTATTCTGACCCTAATTTTGAAAATCTTGTATCTACTTCTGCAACATATACAACAACAATCAACAGCAATAAAACTCTTTATGCAAAAACTCATTATCATTCAAGAGTTGTATCGAGAGAACTGCATGTTCCATTCGGGCAAGGTCGTACATACTTTACAGGTAAAGATATAAACGGCAATGTACTTGACCCAGATGCCTCAGGCTCTGGTTGGAAACCTGACTTTGATATATCGTCATATGGCTGGTTGGCAAGTCTGGTTGGTATTGCTGATGTTAAGGCAACTGCTGCATCATGTAATGGCGGAGAATATGTATCGGCAGTTATTAATAGTGCAGGCATGAATATTCTGTATCCAAATGATACAGCTCATCCTGTAAAAATGGATTCACACGCATTGCTCGGCAGAGCCGCAATTACAGCAACACTCTTTAGTTCCACTTTAACAAATCCAATAACTGAAGACGATACAATCGCTTCGATGGTAGATGGAGTACAAAGTCGTATATGGAGACCAAATAATATTAATGATGTTCCATATGATTTTACTAATTTAAGGCTCCCCAGTATTCTTAATTCAACTCGTAATTCTACTATTGAGTATAGAATGCACCAATATGTAACAAGTAATTATCGTGCTGTAGGTGTTGATGATATTCGTCTTATTTTGTACTTTGAAGAATATGATTTCTCTGCACAAATTGCAAGTAATGCTCAAGGTATAGAAGCAGTAGCTTGTAGTAAAGCAATAGGCTATGAAGGGGATAGTGTAACATATACTGCGGCACTTCTTCCAGGTGTCACATGGAATGGGTGGTATGCAGACCCAAATTGCGATACATTAGTATCTACAGAGCAAACATATACCACAGTGCCAAACGGCAATTTAACATTATATGCGAGCGCATCTACAGACCTCGTTATTTATAGTTGTTCAGCAATTGCTGGAGATAATGTTGATAGTGCTTCATGTAATCATCTTCAAATGACTGCTGGGCATCCAGTCACATTTACAGCATCCGTGACCAGAACAGGTTGGGAATTTGATGGTTGGTACTTAAATGGCGAGAAGGTCAGTTCTAATAATCCATATTCAAGAACAATTACCACAGATACAATTCTTGAAGCCCGTGCTAAAAAGACAGTATATACTATTACAGTAGTTCAATCAGAAAATTGTACTGTAACAATAAGCTCTACAACGGCTACTTACGGCGATACAATCACAATGACTTGTACGCCCGATGTGGGATATTCATTTGTTAGTTTCAATATAGTAAATAACGGGATTTCACAAACAGTTTCACAAAATCCTGGTAGTTTTACTGTTAATGGAAATTCTCAAATTACAGCAACAGTTTCTCAGGATGTTTATACAATCACAGTTGGAGAAAGTCCAGATGGCGTTGCTACTGTAAGCGCAACGACTGCTCATTATGGAGAACGCGTAACATTTACTTTTACTCCAAATGAAGGAGTAAGCGGGAATTATGGATGGTATCGAGATGCTGAATTAACACAAGTAGTTTCTCGTGAGAATCCCTATGTACATAGAGTAACTGGCAACATTACGCTTTATCCCGGAATTGTTCAACAAATTGGCACAGGACTTTATATAAAGATTAATGGTACATTTGTAGAATCGAATGTCGTATATAAAAAGATTGATGGGGCTTGGGTTCAATTGAGTGACTCAGAGTTAATTCAGCTAAAATCTGAGATGCAATCTGGAAATTACAGAGTAGTTACGAGCGATCAATAATAACATCAACTTGCACAGTTGTGCAGATTGTGATCGTTAATAATATGTATATATTAGGAGTTTACTTTAATGAATGACGGATTAGGCAAGAAGGCTGAGCAAAAAATAAAAGAATGGTTGGACAGGCCTAAAGATGGATATTCGTTTGATAGAATTCCAGACCAAATGTCAGGAATGTATGGCAGTTCAAACATATGTGATTTTATGTTATTTAAATCACCAAATCAATATTATATCGAGTCGAAAGCTACATATGAAGATAGATTTGATTTTGCACAGATTACTGATAACCAGCGTACAAAGCTTCTTGAAAAGTCTCAAATCAAACATGTATTTGGACTAGTTATCGTTCTGTTTGCAACGTACAAACGAGCTTTCGTGCTTGATATACAAGATATCCAGAAGATGATCGACAGTGGAAAGAAGTCAATCAATATAAAAAAGATAGAAAGCTGGCCTGTACAATTTCCTGAAATACGGACAATTGAAAACAAAAGAAAAATATTCCTAGACTACGCCGGAGAAATAGAAGATTATACCAAGGAGATGAAATGATGAAAAAGTACATCCAGTCAGCACAAGAAAGTTTGTCATTATTTGAAGCAGTTTGTTATGACCATTTTGGTAAGTATCTTGAAGAGCAAGGATACAAAATTAAATATGGTGCGGATTATTCAATATCGATCAGGCATAAAGATAGTCTTATGCCTCGAATAGAGGTAGAAACTACGAAATTCAAATACAGTAGCACATACATGTTCTTGCCGAAGTTATATTTCCCTGAAGTGCTAGTTGATTTCTCAGATCATGCTGTAACATGGTATTTAAACAGATGGTCCAAAGTCGGAGCGATCGCAGAAAAAATCTACCTGTTTGATTTCAATCCCGATGATTACAAAGATTAACCTTGTATACGGATGATACAACAATAACAAGGAGTGAATTCATTCATGGATTTTGGAATCGCATCTGTAGCAGCAATAACAGCAATTGCTTATCTTATTGGCCAGGTTGTCAAAGCTATCAACAATGTTGACAACAAATGGATCCCCATTACCTGTGGAGTAGCAGGTCTGGTACTCGGAATCATTGCTTTTTATATCGGTATGCCTGATTTCCCTGCAGCTGATCCAATTACTGCCGCAGCAGTAGGTTCAGTATCAGGTTTATCTGCAACCGGAATCAATCAAGTTGTAAAGCAACTATCAGTAAAATAAGCACTTGTTCGTTCCTTTCTATTGTATCAGCAAAGTAGTATATCGCACAAAAGTAGTCGATACTTATATCAAGTATCGGCTACATTTGTTTTATCTCAAAATCGTTATTGTAAGCGTATACTTAATATAAATATAGCGGAGGAACACAACGATGAATCTTACAGCTTATTCTGAATTCAACTTTAGCTTTGAACCTATTACAGAAGGAGTATGGGCAGTTAAAAATAAAGACGACAACAGGCCTGTATTAGCTGCATACGGTGACGAACCAATGCCGTATCTGATTGATGAAGCTAACCTGAACAAAAATATCGCTATCAATGAAAATGATGCGCTTATCATAGAAGAATTTAACTCGTTCAAGAAGAACCGTCCTGAATATATAGTAGGCGCAAAGCTTGAAGTACCAGAGAACGTCAGTTTGCAATGGCTTCATGACACTTATTGCAATCTGCTTATCGGTTGCGCAATGATTCGTGCTGCAAAAAATGGATATGATCCAGATGAGCAGCTTCCTAGGATCATGCGAATCATAAAGATGCTCGAAGATACGGATTTCTTCACTAGCCCAGCGTCATCTGTATTTCATGGATCATTCAGCGGCGGACTTGTTGCTCATTCAATTGAAGTTGTCCAGTGTATCAAGTCTCTGAAGTCCTCTATCCCAGCATGGCGAGAAGAAGTAAGTATGGATAGCGCAGTACTAGTTGCCCTTGTTCACGACTGGTGTAAGATCGGTACTTACGAAAGCTACCAGAGAAACGTCAAAGATCCACAGACTGGAACTTGGGTATCAAAATTAGCATATCGAAAGATCCCTTCAATTATGCCGCTTGGCCATGGAGTAGAATCTTTGTTTTTAGCTTCAAAATATTTCAAGCTGTCAGATGCTGAAGCCCTTGCAATTAGATGGCACATGGGACCTTGGAGGTGTGTTGAATCTGAGCATAACGACCTCCAAGAGAGTAACGAGAATTATCCGATTGTTCATCTTTTGCAGTTTGCAGATCAGCTTTCAATAACAAAGTACGTAGGTAAAGTGTATGAGCAGTAAGAAACCTGTTAAAAAGCATCAAAAAAGTAAACAGCTGACATCTAATCAACAAGATGCTATCGAATCGGCTGTAAAAGCACAGATTGCTATTTATGAGAAGGAACATGCTCTAGATGTAGATGCTATGATACTCTATGCCCTTCATACTCATCTCGGGTTTGGGAAAGATAGACTAAAGAAATTCTTTGATGCATTCATCAATGATCATAAAGCTCTCATTGCTCACTATGAAATGCCTAATGATGGAGCGTACCTGTCCCGTGTGAAGCTGAAAGAAATTGGTGTGGATGTCGAGGAATGGAATAAAGAATATATGTGAACCTTTTATTTCTTTGTATAAACAGAATGTTACCGCTTTAGGAGGTCATGGCATAATGATTACAAAAAGCTCAGTTCTTGCCATTGCTCGAGATGATATAGCAGAGATTGTAAGATTCGCAAACAAACGATACAACAAACATTTCACCGTAGAGCAGGTTAAGGTCAGCGGTGACTTTAAAGGCTTGAGCAAGAACGATGACAAAGAATACAAAGTAGAAGCAATTGCAACAATTGCTTCAGACGAAGGCTCATTTGACTTCATATGGAATTACTATTGCAATTCAAATGATATCTACATTGAAGATGAACCTAAAAAGCTTGTGCCTTTCTTGTATAGTTCATTTCTCTACGATCTGCACGATGCTCACACAGTAACATCTTCAAAATCTATTACGTCTGCAACCATCACTGCTGCAGATGACGATTTTGAGTCGGACGACTTTAATTTTGATGACGAAGCTGTCGAAGTTAATGCCGACGACGAAGATAGCCTATCTGATCAGCTAGATGATATTGCTGATAACGTCGAAGATATACAAGACCAAGTCGATGAAGTTGAAGAAGACGATATAGATATCGATATAGATAATAACATATCTGGACATTACATAGCCGAATGCGATAAGTGTCACGGCATATTCATCTCCTCTGTTATCCTTTCCGATCAGTTACTCGAGAAAGTAACCGGGACATGCCCGCTATGCGATAAAGAATCCGATCAGTACTTAAAGTGGGTAGTTAAGGACGTAGCTGATGAGTCGGTCTAACGCTAGATCATTAACATGTGCTGTATGCGGAAAAGAATTTATGAAAGTCTACGACAGCATTTACCACATCAACTTTGCAGGAAAGGTCTGCCATTTCTGTTCATATACGTGTTATAGAATTGGTATGAAGACAAAGGAGAATACTAATGAAACGTTATATAAGAAGTTCTATAAAGAGTCCACAGAGCGTTAGGCTAACATTTAAATATAAAGGGACTAATTTCCGAGTTTATTCATCAGACGTATCCGATTATCAAGATCCTGAGTCGTTGTTCAATAATTTCAAAGCAGACATAACCGAAGTTCACCCGTATGATTTAGCTGAATATGCGTGGGCTAGATTAGCAGACGGTGTAGTTAAATACTATATGAACGGGAAACTCATTGATCGAACATATTACTTTAACGCAGACGATATGGATGTAGAAAATTACGAATGGGCTGATGTAGTTGTATATGGAGTCTGCGATCGTCTCATTCAATTAAACAAGCGCGTAACTCCACGTATTGATCATACTTGATCAATATGTCGCAGGAAAACTTATCAATGTTATATATACTCCTGTTATATGAAAGCTAAAAACTAGAGGAGGATACTAATGAAACGATATATAAGAAGTTCAGTGACGAGCTCAAAAACCGTTGATGACTCTAATGTGAAAGCTTCAACTGATAACTATAATCCTTACAGCTTTATGGTAGGCGATCAGCTCGAATGGAGCGGTCTGTACGGCGGCGAGTACAAAGGTGTAGTCACTGATGTAACTGACGAATACATAACTGTCGATGTTATGTGGATTGCTGAAGATTCTGGAAAGCTTGTTACGAATACTCGGCGATTTGAAATTGCAACTGACCCTGAAGGAAGAGAGTGTATCATCGTATATCGATATAGAGGTACTGCTGGGTATGTTTATCCTCCTTCAAATGATTACATCAATTCTGCTGAAGAATATTTTGACAAAGTCTATGGCAAATGCATTAGCGAAGCAAATCAGGACATAAACACAATCCGAAGAATGTACGCTAACAACGAAGGTGCTCCGTCAACTATCCTCTTGAATTTAGGATACACAGAAGATGAAAGCGGAGAAGCGTTTACTAAATCGATGCACACCGCAGGGCATATATATGAAACTGTATTCAATTTCGCCAAGTATGATTGGGAAGACGGACCTGTTCTAATGTATGTATTGAGAGACGGAGAAGTTCCAAAGGGCTGGACAGTAACTAAATTTGATCTGTATGACGAGGAAGGAAATGTTATTTCGTCAGCCATTGACCCATATAGCGAAGAAGATGATCCTGCAGAAAAAATTCATGCTTCATGGAATTATTATCCCTATGCGCTCTATTCGTATACCCCAGGTGACGCAGAAACAGGTATTGAAGGAGATAAATTTGATATCATAGATGTTGTAAAAAGTGCAGACATAGATGAAGCAAAGCGATATTTCAAAAATAAGAGAATATTATGGTATCCGAATTCCTTTGTTGACAGGATTTCTGATGAGGACTACAATGCGTTTCTTAAAGAACAAGAAGAATTGGCCAGGTATGAATCCGCAGTCAAAAGCTGCAAGGGATTTGCAAGCGAAGAAGACGAATATGATGGCATCGTAGAATCCGCTCAAGGAATAAATTCGTCCCAATATCCTTATCGTCAAAATGATCTCAACGATAAGCTCGACACGCTTTATGATAGGGCGTGTGCAACATTCGGAGAAGATCTCGTAAACAAAATTGTAGTTGAATGTGGAGGTCCGACTCCCGAAGAGAATCCAGACTCTTGGTGGTCCGACTCGCTAGATACTGAAAAGTTCTACCACAAGCTGACAGAGCTGTTTCTGAATAAGATGCTTAACTACGAAGACTTTGAAGACGCTTCGGATATGGACATATTCGCTTATAACTGTGTAGCCGAAGAATACGGTTTACCTACTGTAGAAGATCTAGACTCTCCGGGATATGTATATGACCCACAGAAAGTTTGGGAACAATTCAGAAATAAGATTACAAATATATCTTCTACAACAGGTGTTTACTATCCTAATGGTAAAGAAGTTACTGATATTGATCTTGATACATATCTTGATTATAACTTTGGAACGGATCGAGATAAGGATAACAGTAAGTATACTACTGAGGAGAAACAGCGTTCTGTAGATTACTGGTTCAAGAAACATGATACTATACGAGGTTCAGAATATACCGAAGTAGTAAATTCCGGATATTCTCCAGAGCTATTAAATGAGTTAGTTAATTATTATCGCTCATTCGATAATATGTCTTCTGGAGAAATTTGGGATGAAATTGTTGCTGAGTACAACAACGAAGATCTCGCAAACGATGTTTTAGAATCGTTAGATCATGAGGAAGACGTCGATCTTGCAGACGAAGAAGGTGCATATGATGTGTATTCTTCTTCAGACATAAAAGCTTCAATGGGCAGATATGATGAGTATTATGGGCAGACCGCAGCTGCTACCTACGGAGATTTAATTGCCGACGGTCTTAAAGGAAAATCAGTATCAAAAAGAAGAGATACTGCAAACGAACCTGGCGGACTTATATATGAAGCAAATAAATTAGGCATTGATATGTGGGATCTACTTGAAGCACTGGAAGGAATGTGCAACGAAGGCCGTGCTAAAGAGATAGACGATTCAACATACAAAATATTAGGTGCATCTGATCTTGCAGACGAAGAAGATTTACCGCAAGCTGAGCAAGAATATGATTCTGCTAAGACATCAATCAACTCTAACAAGCTACCTGCAATCTATCATATGATTACTTTGCCGGAAGGCTCAGTAGGGATTGATTATGGCGGAGGTAAATTTGATAATGCGGTGGAAGCACTTGCAGAACAAGGTGTAACACTCTATGTATATGATCCGTACAATCGCTCACAGCAACATAATCGAGCAGCTATCAAAGCATTGAGAGCTAACGGCGGTGCAGATTTTGCAATCAATTCAAATGTTCTCAATGTTATCAAGGAACCTGAAGCTCGCTTAAATGTCTTAGAAAACATTAAGAAAATTACTAAGCCTGGAGCACCTATCTATATAACTGTATATGAAGGCTCCGGTAAAGGTAACGAAGGTGTCACTAAATCAGGATATCAGCTGAATAGGAAGACTGCTGATTACTTGGAAGAAATTCAACAAGTATTTCCTAATGCTAAACGAAAAGGAAAGTTGATTGTTGCTACTAATTCAGGGTCTGCTAATAGTTCAACAACTATTAAAGCTTCATCCACTGAAGGATATGTTTACACATATTGTGACAAATGCGGCAAGAAAAATCGTGTTAAAGTTGCATTCAATAGTTTCAATGAGCCGTTCAATGACACTGAGTATAAATGCAAATACTGCGGTACTCGTAATCTGCTAACAGATCCCCATTCTTACGATGAGAACGGAGATGTAGTTGAAGCCTCTCAATCTTATCTGGATAGGATAGAGGAATTGATGAACCAAGGATTAGATGAAGAAACAGCTTCAAGAGAAGCTTATGCAGAATTCTATCCTGACGACTATGATGCAGATGATTATGACGAAATATATTCTGCTACTACATCATCTAGCAGATACTGGTATTTCACTCGTCATGGTGTTCAGCCTGGCTCTGTTCCTAAGTATGTAAACATCTTAGATATTGTAGACACACCAGAAGGTTCATATTTCCTTGCGGACGGCGTTATTCTCACAAAGGATCTTCGTAACTATGAAATTAAGGAGCGTAAGCCAAAAAATGATGTTGTAGAAGCTGGATATTATGATATACCTGAGCCCCCTATTGATCCTCCTGAAGATGATAGTTGGACTGAAGTTGACGGTTGGATTGAAGATGTTGATCTAGATGTTGACGCTATAATAGAAGTTTTAGATGATGGGTCATGGATATACGAAGACGAAACGTATCCTTGGGCGGTATCTAAAGATTCGTATAACGGAGATCATTATTCATATGAATATTACGTCCATATCGGAGATCCTGGCACAATTGTAGAGGATTTCGACGATGTAATAGAAAAATACATTCCTTCTGAAGAGGGCAGATACCACCTCAAGTGTAAAGCCACGCTTAAATACTTCATTGAAGGCGTCGAGGTCAAACAGTCATATTATCACGACGAAGAAGTCTACAAAGATAATGCAAGCGTCGAGTTCGATGAGTACGATTCTAAAGTCGAAAACGTGTCAGTAGAACGGATTTGGTAATAAACTTAATAGCTCGAATCGTTATAGTAGATGTAAGTAGAAATGCTTACATCTACTTTATTTTATTGGAGGCTTATCAAAATGACTCGAATCTTCAATGTTTGCAAATACGTATTTGCGATGATCTGCATAGCATGCGTTGTTTTCATGATCAGCGTTCGTAATAATTCAAATGTAACTGAACTGTGGCTGATAAGTGTATCAGTTTTTGTTATCAGCATAGTTCTTTGTTTATTCTGTGCAAATCGGCACCCCTTGGTTAGACATATATTTGCAATGATTTGTATCCTGTTTGTCAAGTTTACATTGGAGTTTCGTGTAAACAGCTCAGATGGAAGATATTTTGTTAAACGGTTCACTACAACAGGAAGAGACGGACTTAGACACATCAACTATAATCGAATTTATCATGATGGGCTCCGAGCATACGACGCTATGCACAAAAACGAGGTAAGATAATGCCTACACTAAACGAAGGTCAGCGTAAAGCAGTCGAATCTAATCACAGCCAGATCTTGTGTCTTGCAGGAGCAGGAACTGGAAAAACATATACGCTCATAGCTCGAATATCTCGAATAGCAAAAGATCACGATCCTGCATCTGTTCTCGCATTGACGTTTACAAACGCTGCTGCGTTTGAGATGCGTGAGCGATACAAAAAGTTGAATCCGAAATCTGCAATACCTGAATTCCGGACATTTCATAGTTTCTGCTATTCAATTGTATGTAAACTGCATAAAGTTCGAGAGAAGCTAGGATATAAAGAGATACCTATCGTGCCGACAGACGCGCAGATAAAGGAGATTGAAACTAAAGCTAAGATTCAGCTTAACATAAGTATCTCATCAGCTAAACTCAGTGGAAAAGCTCCCATTGAGCTGAAAGACGAGTTTGAGTACAATCTTTATAAAAAGCGTGTTAAACAGCTGATGCGTCAGAAAAATTACATAACTTATGACGATCTCTGTTACGACGTATGTCAGCTATTTGTCGAAAACGATCCACTAGTTGCTAATATAAAGGCGTCCTACAAGTATATTCTATGCGATGAGTTTCAAGATACAGATCCACGACAGTGGGAATTCATAAAATCGTTCAATCACGCAGATAAGTTTATAGTCGGCGATGCATTGCAAGCAATATATGCGTTCAGAGGTGCAGATAGTTCTATAATCAAATCTATTGCAGAAGACGAATCATGGGAAGTAATAAAACTGACCGAAAACTATAGATCCGGTTCCGCAATAGTTAAATATGCAAACAAGATAAGCATGTATGCTAAAGACAGCTATAGAATAGAGATGACCGAAACTCGAAAAGGCGGAAAGGTGACACTGCGAGATTCAACTTCATGCAACTATATGGAACCAATAGGTTCAGAGAACATTGATGTAATACAAGAGTTTCTACTAAGCCCTGAAAGATCCGGAACAACTGCCATCTTATCGAGAACTAACAAAGAGGTTGAACTATTAGTTGAAAGGTTGAACCGAAGCGGATTTAACATATCTACAGGAAAGAAGAACGATGAATACATCCATGTATTGAAATCTATAAAAGATACTGAATACGAAGCGGAGTGGCTTTCAACTTTTCTAACAGCTGATACATACGCTCGATATCTAAGAGAGCTGGCCATTGATGACAGCGATCCATATCTTGTGCTCAAAGCAAACTACATAAATCACAACTTGAAAATACGTCAAAGATTTGATTTGATAAATAGCATTAGATCTATATTCAGATCAGGGAAATCAAAAACTCATATTGCTAAAGCTGTTCTATATAAACTTGATCCAGCAGCTGACGTTGAACTTGAGGTAGATGAAAATATAGATTCAGATGGTCTAATACAAATAATACAAGAAGCTATCGAAGCTGAAACGAAAAGCGAAGTCTATGTCGGAACAATTCATTCATCAAAAGGACTTGAATACGACAATGTGTTTCTTGTTAATGTCGGTGACTGGACCTTTAAATTAGACACTGAAGAAAACAAAAATCTTTTCTACGTTGGTGTGACTCGAGCAAGAGAAAATTTAACAGTATTTCGAGGAGTATATTGAACATGAAGAGAACAGAAGCATTTCTACGAAGTATATCTTCTAGACTTGCAGGTAGACCAGATTGCAGGCAAGTCGAGTACCGAATATCAATATGCCCAAATGAATTCGGCATGTTTGTAGTTATGACACCTGTGGTCAAAGTATTCAGGAATGCGCACTCTAGAAAAGATGCAGATAGAATGACGATTCTTGAATGGGCACTTCACAAAGAGATATTAGAGGGCAAAGCTTGTAAACTAGGTGAAGGTATAATCGTTAATGAAGAAGTAAATCTTGACGGCGGAAAATTTATATATAAATTGTCTTTCGACAAGAAAAAGCGGACTTGGATCAAGGAGGAATGACATGAAAATTAAGTCTGTTCTGATAGAGGGAATGCACAATGTTGATAAGAAGTTATACAACTTCGACGGTTCAACTTATTTCCACGGGCCCAATGGCTCAGGTAAGAGCACGGTGTTGCAGGCTGTACAATTAGCGCTGCTAGGCTATATACCAGGGACCAATAAGAAGCCCTCTGATATATTTGAACATTCAAACAACCACATGATGTCGGTGACTGTAACCATTGATAACGACGGCAGTGATGTGAAGATAAGACGAACTTGGAATGAGAAGAAGAATTCTGTTTCGTCTGATGTTGTTATCGAACCGGAATCGTTTGATATAGATTCTGCAATCGGAAATGTTGAGCTCCCTATTTTTAATTTCAGCGATTTCATGAACGTATCAGCAAATAAGCTGAAGGAGTGGTTTATATCTTTCCTTCCTAAGTCTGCTGGTAGCTTCAACTGGGAGTCCATAATTAACACTCCTATGGATAACGGACTGAAAGCGAGCGAGCATACGATTGAATATGCAAATTCAGTCTGTGCTCATCTTGATTCTGACATAGACGGAGTTAAGACGTTTCATGATCAGATGAAAGCGCTGCTCTCTGTGAAGAATGCGGATCAGAAACGACTCTTAGCATCAATTCAGTCGCTTGTTCATTATGACGATTTTGACGACGAGATTGATGTCGAATCTACTAATCGCATAATAAGCAATCTTCAGGACACAATCAATAAGTCTAGAGAATATGCTCAGATAAAAGCGTCCAATGCAAAGATAAACGAAATGATCGCTAGCATGGAGTGTCCTGATTGCAGCATTGATGATCTTGTGAAGCAGAAAACTTCAATCAATGCTGAATTTGACAAGAAGCTACGTGAGATTGAATCGAATATCACTTTGCTAGAGTCAAATTTACATAGTATATCAGCTATGAAGAAAGCTAAATATGGCGTTATTGCTTCTAACGGCATATGTAACTACACTAATGAAGTTTGTGCTTCGCTTAAGGCAAAGGTTGAAGATTTCAAATCCGAGATTGCAGCAGCGGACGAAGAAATCTCACAGCTGACCAGTCAGATAGATAAGGAGAAGGCTACTTGGCGAGAACTACAGCACGAGCGCAACACTAAGCTATCGAAAGTGACTGCAGCTATATCAAACGCACAGAGATTAGAACTTTTGAAAACTCAGCTTGCTGATATTCCCGAGAATTTTGAAGCTCCTGATATAGATTTTTGCTACAGTGAAATAAGCAGGCTGCAGATGATGGTTGCAATGTACGAAGCAAATAAACGATACGATCAGCTTGTGGAAACGCTGACAAAGGATAAATTTGCTGTGGATAATGACATAGAGGTTATAAAAGCTTGGATAAAGCTGACAGATGCAAATGGCCTTCAGAACAGCTTGATGAGCCTGCCCTTTGAAGAGCTTACAGCCGATATGACCAAATATGTTAGAACGCTATACAGACGTGATGATATCGAAACTAAGTTCATTCTATCAGAAAAGCCTAATAGCTTCAGCTTTGGATTAACCATAAATGATAGCTACATTCCTTTCAACCTTCTATCTAGTGGGGAGAAATGTATATTCACCCTTGCGATGATGCTTTGTCTCGTATCTAGATCAAACGGATCTTTGAAACTTGTAATGATAGATGACCTACTCGATCATCTAGACGACGCTAAGGCAGCGATGCTCTTCCAGTCTATCGCAGAGATTGACGATGTTCAGATAATCCTTGCAGGTGTAAAAAATTGCGTTCTAGGAGATAAACACATCAATATGAATGTAATCGAATTACAGTAAGGAGAAGTATTAGATGGATATCATTGTAGGCGATCGTTATCATGTTAAGGTAGTAGCAGTCAAAGAGAGATTAGTGGTTGTAGAATTTGAAGACAGTTCGACTTCAATAATACATATTTCAAAGATTGCAAATTGCTTTGTTAAGGACATAAACGATTTTATCGCTGTTGGAGACGAATTAATTGCAGAAGCTATCAAATCCGACGAAAAACCGTTCGAACTGTCCTTGAAACATCTGAATTTGAAACCTAAGCATAGACTCGAAAAGAGCGAACCTAAAGACTATTTTGAGTACAAGCAACAGGATCGTCTCAATCAGAGTTTCGATAGAAAGAAGTCTGACAAGCTTGAACAGATGATATCCTCTAGCAACGAAGCTTACATGGAGAAGGAGAGGTCCAACAGCAGAAATCGTCGTATGAATAAACGTAAGCACAAAGGCAGAGACTCAAGGAGATACGATTTTGATTAAGACGATATAGTTAAATTAACAATCGTTATATAGTACGTAGATAAGACAAAGCGGAGAGACGCTTGGCAGTTCGGACAGACGAGCATCTTAACTCAATCTAAATCGGACAACTTATATGCCGGTGTGATGGAATTGGCAGACACATATTACAATTTGCAGGAGTGGCGAAATTGGAAGCACGCAGCGGACTTAAAATCCGCCGGTAGCAATACCGTGAGGGTTCGACTCCCTTCTCCTGTACCAAATCAAATCAGGTAGCAAAAGAGTAATTAACTTTTGAGTAATGAATCCTTAATGTTCAAGCTGATTTGATAATATTTCTATTATGTAATCGTTAATAAAAAAGAAGAAATATAATAGGTGCTACGAAGTGACCTGCGGTAGTCACAGTCGGAAGATTGGTCAAAGCTCGATTTGATGTTCGGACTAATAAGATCCTTTCTGAAGCAGTAGCTAAGTGGAGTTTGACGAACAGCCTATTAAATTTTATGCCATCTGCCATCTGCACAGGCAGTGAGGGGAGTGCAGTCCCTAAAAAGCGAGCAACTGCTTAATGAGAGCGCCGGACACCTCGCCCGTTGAGGAGGGAAGAATAGAGTAAAAACCTGTAATTCTCTATCACCAGAACATAAGGGCATATGGAATGGTAAATTCAGGATTAACCTAGTTGGTTAGAGCCCACTTCTAGCACCAAATGACAGCAAGTATCGCAAATAAGCTCCCATCGACTAATCGGTTAGGTCACAAGATTTTCAATCTTGTAATAGGGGTTCAAATCCCCTTGGGAGTGCCACAGGAAGCGCTAATAGCATCTCAAATATCAGAGAGCAGTGTACACGACTTCCTTATAACGCTGTGCCATTGAGCGACGAGCGGCACATCTCAAGTATCGAGCGTTGCAAAGACCAAATTGAGGTAGCGCTACAGTTTGGTTTTATTTAGGAGATACTTCTTTGATGTTGAACAGTCAGCGCAATTGATTTGCTGGTGTCCCCTAGAGGCGATGGGAACGGTTTTGTAATCCGTCGAGATTTCTCCGCGTCGGTTCGAGTCCGACCACCAGCTCCAAAGGTATCCAAACTACCTTAATCGTTTGGCGAGGATGTAAGTTACTCAAGTTAGGTCAGCTTGACATCTCCGATGGAGACGACCTACGACAGGTGAGAATGACGGCTTAGTCCTTTCTTGAATAAACAGAACCTGATCCGTTGGCGCCGAGGGTGAACGCTGCTTCAAGGTAAAGAAAGGCATAGAATTTAATATGGCTCAGTAGCTCAGTTGGTTAGAGCATCTGACTGTTAATCAGAGGGTCGTAGGTTCGAGTCCTACCTGAGCCGCCAAAGTATGCAGATATAGTTTAATGGTAGAACTTCTGACTTCCAATCAGATAGTGTCAGTTCGATTCTGATTATCTGCTCCATTTGCGGAGGTACTCAAGTGGTGACGAGGTCTGATTGCTAATCAGATAGGTTAGAGTAATCTAACGCGAGAGTTCAAGTCTCTCCCTCCGCGCCAAAACAAAATATTAGTTTAAATCATCTTACATGCGGGTATGATGGAATTGGCAGACATGCGAGATTTAGGTTCTCGTGCTGAGAGGCGTGCAGGTTCGACCCCTGTTACCCGCACCAAGAACACTAAATCAATAAGACATTGAAAATCCGTAAGGGTGTAGATTGGGTGTACTTTATCGGTAGTCTTGTGTTGGTATAGATGAACCCACATTGTATATCAGTTGATTTAGTGTTCTAACTTGTTTAATTTTTGGGCCTTTAGCTCAGTTGGTTAGAGCAACCGGCTCATAACCGGTCGGTCTGGGGTTCGAGTCCCTGAAGGCCCACCATATGCGCTGTTAGCTCAGTAGGTAGAGCACCGCCCTTTTAAGGCGGGTGTCCGGAGTTCGAGCCTCCGACAGCGCACCAATTATATAGGGACGTAGCCAAGCGGTAAGGCACTGGACTTTGACTCCAGCATTTCGCGTGTTCGAATCACGCCGTCCCTGCCATATGCTGGATTACCGAAGCGGTCATAACGGGGCGGTCTTGAAAACCGTTAGGTGGTAACACCACGGGGGTTCAAATCCCTCATCCAGCGCCAAGGACTACTGGTTCTCAATTTCATGCGTCCTACATAAACTGAATAGAAATTGATGGCACCTCGGAAAGACGAGGATAAACATAATATACTATAAAATCAAAATATGTATAAATAGAATCAACCTCTTATATATTTGAAGGGACTACATCCCATATTCATATATGTAGGAGGTTTAATTGTGGCAAGATTCTATGTTTACGATGGATCTAAATATGTCTCTGCTAGTGTCGACACGTTGACCTTTACTGGAGCAGTAACTGACAGTTATAATGGTTCAGAACCTTTAAGTGTAAATATTCCTGACGGTGAGACAGATGAGGTTATAACTAATTTGCTCTCTGAAACAGGCTTCATGAATCCTGCAACTAGCAGCTGACAGCGAAATTTTAAATTTACAATGGAGGGAAAATAATGGGTTACCATGAGAAGGAGAGTAAGAACATGGATATTGAAAAAATCATTGCCCTGCTGAAAAGCGACTCTTATAAGGACAGAGCAAAGGGAGAATATTTACTTGTCAAAGACAAATACAATAAACTCCACGCTATGATAATCAAGCGTGAGGCAGGTAAATTAGACTTTAAACCCAACTGCCCTATGGAGCAATGGAAAGCACAGGCGGCGGCAATGGGCCAATATCTGTATCAGCTTGAAATCAAAGCGGCAATCGAAGAAATTGACCTCAAGGGGGACTAAGCATATGGCATACACAGCAAAACAACTTGTCAAAATTGCCGAGGCTGAAATAGGCTACCATGAAAAAGCAAGCAATAGCAATCTTGACAGTAAGACAGCCAACAGCGGCAACAAGAATTTCACGAAGTACGGGCGCGACCTTTTCAAAGCCGGATTTTTCAACGGCAATAAGAATGGCTTTGACTGGTGCGCACAGTTCCCGACCTGGTGCGTTTGGAAACTCACCGGCAAGAACAAAAAGAAAACAGAGTATATACTATGCGTTGGCGGCGATCTGAGCGCGGGTTGCGGCTTTGCACTCAAGTATTACAAACAGGCTGGACGCTTTAGCCACAATCCTAAAGTCGGTGACCAAATATTCTTCAAGTACAGCAATGATGACAGCACCGCGGACCACACAGGCATTGTCGTCGGTGTCACTGATAGCATCATCGAGACTATCGAGGGCAACAGCAGCAACCAAGTAAAACGTAATACGTATCAGCGCAATAGTAAGATCATAATCGGCTACGGTCATCCGAGATATGACGCAGAGCCGAAAAAGACTGTTGTTACAAAGGGAGTGAAAACGGTGAAAATTGAATTAAGCGTTCTCAAAAATGGTAGCAAAGGTGAAGAAGTCAAAACTCTTCAGCGCATTCTCCGCATGAGAGGTTGGGAAGACGAAAACGGCAATGCACTTGAGATTGATGGCTCGTTCGGCGCAAAGACAGAGTATGCGGTGAGAGCTTTCCAAAAAGGAAAGGGTGTTGGCGTTGACGGCATTGTCGGTGAAAAGACCTGGAACAAGCTGCTTAAATAATATAGGCCGGTCGATCGCTCTGAGTAACTCGACTTTTAATGCAACAAAAGCAACATACAAAGAATACAGCGGACTTCTGGAGGAATAAGCATGATATCACTTGATAATCTAAGAACTGTACTTAATGCTATCAAACGCACCTTAGACAGTACTAAGCAAGACAAACTGATAGCAGGCAAAAACATCACAATCGCTGCTGATGGCAAAACCATTTCCGCCATAAATTGCAGTGATAAAATTCTCAGTGTTACAATCACAGGTTACACAGACGCAGAGATAGTTGCAGATAAGACTTATGCGGAAATCAAAGCGGCAATCGACTCAGGATATCCTATTCACACAATAGATAATAATGGAGACATATTTGTTCCGAGAGTCAACTTTAAAAGCGATGTTGAGCGAATTACACTAGCGTGGACCGAAAGACTGGACTCAAATACATGGGTTGAGGTCGTATATGAAGTGAACACTCAAGACTCGTGGGGCGTAACTCTTCGTGAATACGTCACTCCTAGCGAAATCGGTAATCTCATCGCGCTTAAAACGCAAGCGAAAGACAACCTTGTGGTAGCTATAAACGAGGTAAAACAAACTACCGACGCAAAACAAGACAAACTCATCGCAGGCGAAAACATCACCATTGCAGCTGATGGTAAGACTATATCTGCAGCAGGTGGCGGCCCTACTGTTGAACTTGATACCACGCTCTCCAAAGCTGGAAAAGCGGCAGACGCTAAGGCGGTAGGCGATGCACTGGCAGGCAAGCAAGACACAATAAGTGATCTCGCAACCATTCGTTCAGGTGCAGCAAAAGGTGCAACAGCTTTGCAATCAGTCCCAAGCACATATCGTACCGCAGCAGCACAGGACAAGATAGACAATAAAAAAGTCGATAAAGTGACCGGCAAGGGGCTTTCGACAAACGACTACACAAATACCGCCAAAGCGAAGGTCGATGCGATACCAGCAAACCCCAAGTACACCGACACCGTGTACGACGATACGGCGGTGAAAAACCGCCTCACCGCAATCGAGAACAAGGAAGACGTCCCGCTGACAATCAGCAGTTCACGAATTAAAAATGTTTCGTACACGGCCAAATACATCCAATTGTTAGGTGCTGTGCTTGTGCGCATATACGGCACCATCAACGTCGACATGAACGTCGGCTATGACTATGACATCCTGACTATCGACGGATATCTGCCAAACTCTACCGCAGCCTTGGCGGTCAAGTGCAGTAAAAGAGCTATGGCAATTGCAAAAAGAGGTGACGGCGCCGGTGCAATTCAGATACGCCCGCTTGAATCGGGCATAAACGGCTACGATGTTTGGATCACAGGCTTTTGGTTCGTTTAAAGAAGCGAAATAGTATGAAGAGACGTGAAGATGATTGGGCAAAGCTTACTCGCTCGCATGCCATGTGTAGATGGAGTTCCTAAAGTCGTGTAGTAGCGACTTTTGCGTAACGTCAATTGCCCCGTGCGTGTGCCGACATGAGGTGCAATGCCAGCGGCTTTTGATATGAAGTTATCTTTTTATGATGAAACTGCGGCGGCTCAGTTTAGATGGACAGCACTATCCCTAAAAAAGAATAGCCATCCTTGAAAATTTACAACCGCCACGAATAAACTTACACCTACACAGTTGTATGAAGCTGTGTGAGCAAGTATGCCTGTTAAGGTACAGTATAAGTAAATCTTGAATCGTTAATGTAAACATCAATATATACAACATATCAAAACAGAGAGGAAAATAAACAATGAGTAACGATATCAAGCAGATGTATGTCGAAATTTCCCCAGAACTCGCAAGACATTGGTTAGAGAACAACACTCGAAACCGAACCGTTAGAAAATCTTTTGTTCGTCAGCTTGTTAAAAAGATTAAGAACGGCGAGTGGCAGGAAGAAACGCTTGATGCAATCGGATTCTACGAAGACAACACGCTTGCAAACGGTCAGCATCGCCTTGAAGCAATAGCTGCAGCAGGTATTCCAGTTAGAGCTTACGTCAAATGGAACATACCGCTGAAAGCAGCAAATTGTATCGATTCTGGTAAGAACAGAACAGCTTCTGATATTGTCAGCATAATGACAGGGCACAAATTCTATAATAGAATAATATCTAACGCTATGCGATATTGCTTTGAAGGAGGAAAAGATTTCACTCCGGAAGATCACATCAAGATAGCCGAAAATTACGCTGCTGAACTCGAGTTTGTTTACAATGTAACGCTCGGCATGAAGAAGTGTACTCGAACCTCCGAAATGGTCGCATCTCTATTCCTTGCAACAGTAGCTGGTGTAGACCAGGAAGAACTTAGGTCTTTCTGCAATGCTATGAAGTCTTTGAATCCGCATGACGAACGAGATTCGATGGTAGTTGCTTTTGCAATCAAGCTGAACACAGAAGCGTTGAGCAGCACTAATTCTCGAAGAAAAGATTATAATTATGAGATAAATCGAATTGAGAATCTCATATATAATTATGTGAAACGTAAATACGTCAAGAACTTTGTTACATCGAACAGCTTTCGATATCCTAAATTGATACTACCTCGTTAAAGCGATTGAAACTAGTTGCCGATACATCCTCCTGTTTGCGATTTATTTCCCAAAAAATATTCGCCTCAATATTCTTTGTGCCCGTACGACAACTAGTTTCATATTGCGCTAATTTTCTTTGCATCTGGGCAACGCAAGTAAGTATGTGCAAGTCTCATGTCACGTTTGCCCCTCCTTTCGTATCCAAGGCAGTGATGCAGCCTTCGGTGGGCTACCAGCCGATCTGGATGATAGAGAAATGGTAGTAGATAAAACTTTAACTAAATATCCGGGTGTAGCCCAGTTGGTAGGGCGCCACATTTGGGATGTGGAGGCCGCGCGTTCGAATCGCGCCACTCGGACCAAAGTGTATATCTAGCAGGAAACTAAAAACCTGCTAGATTTTTTTTGTCGAATCGTTATTGTAAACATCGATAAATAAAAAAAATATAATAATTTTCAAAAGGAACTATAATCATGAAAAACAACATTGTGCTTGAAGAGCTGAAGACTTCTCTCGAATGTGGCGAAATATCACATGATATGTACGAATGTGGTTGTGCAATTAACTTCGATATCAATGCTGAAGACATCACGCTGTTTATGCAAGACATGTATGATTTGATTAACATGCACAATGTAGAAGCTGTATGCTACAATTGCCAGCCTGAGACCGATGTGTATGAAGTTCGCGTCGCTTATGACATAACATTTAATGACGGCCATATTGAAACCTGGGCCATACCCGAAGAATATGCAGATAGTGTAACAGACCTTACACCTTACAAGCTTGACGTATAATTGCCGAGCTTGGTATAAGACGAAAGGAGAAAAGCGATGTATTACATAATCTGTGCTCTGATAGCGTTGGCTGTCTGCAAGATGCTAGGAGTGTATGAATGATGCCGTATTGCCCACACTATCACATTGACCATGGCGAAAGCCAATGCTGGGCGGTGGTTGATAACATCGGCAGGCACGGCATGAGTATCGAGCAGATACAGCAATACATACGCCCTACACTGTGCAACGGTGACGAGGGAATTTGCGAGTTTAAGAAAGTAAAGGAGAAGAATCGATGAACGATAAACGCCTATCAATCATTATCACGATAATCTGTGCCGTGTTGATAGCGGTTGCGACGGTGTACGCCGTTTTGACGGCTGCCGAAAGCGTGCCGGAGGGCGTGCCGCCGGAGGTGAACACCGAGGGACTGTGCGTACATGAGCCGGTATACGAGATGTATTTTACGGATGCGGATGTGGTTGCAATCGCAAAGATGCTGTATGGCGAGAGCCGAGGATGCAGCATTGATAATCAGCAAAAGGCTGTATGGTGCGTCCTGAACCGTGTGGATTCGGACGATTTCCCTGACACAATAATCGAGGTGCTGTCCCAGCCTAACCAGTTCCACGGTTACTCAGATGCGTTTCCTGTATGGGACGAGCTGACCGCCGTTGCAGAAGATGTGCTTACGCGCTGGTCGCTAGAAAAACAGGGTGTAGAAGTCAAAAGAGAGTTGCCTAAAGAGTATTTGTTCTTTAACGGATATCACGGCAGTAATCATTTTAGAACAGAGTGTTGATGAAAGTCGACTAAGAGCGGTCACATAACTTTATTAGAAGGAGAAATAAACTAATGAGTGAATTAATTGTAAACGGCATCGAAGGAATGATAAGCGATGTACACATATATGATTTTGTAGAGTCAATCAGAGCTAGCAAATATCCGATGGCAGTTGACCCGAACAAGTCGACACCAGATATCACTAAGACGACGAAAGCGCTTGGTTCATGCAGCATCGGTGAAGGGCATGATAACTTCTTGAACGGCATCCGTGTTGCGTTTGACCTAACACTCAGTAATAAAGCTTGGGTGGAAGCGGAACGATATCACTTTTTTGACTTTGTATCAAGTCAGTCCACGATGCACAGAATTACAAAATTTGACTTTGACAAGCAGTGCAACGAGTATGTAACTGACAACACTAAAGCTGAAATGATAAGGCTGATTGCTGCTTATAATGAGAATCCTACGGTGGAGAATTATCTTACAGTGCTTTATAATAACCCAAGCGGTTTTAAACTGACAGCGAGGATGACCACGAACTACAGACAGCTTAAGACTATTTATTATCAGCGCAGAAACCACCGCTTGCCTGAATGGAGAACTTTCTGCAGTTGGATTGAGGAGCTGCCGTACTTCAAGGAGCTCGTACTTAAAGCGGAAAACTGAAAGGATAATATTTATGACTGAGTTTATTTCACGCAATCGCGGCAAGGAAGGTTACGAAATCATTATCAAGACCGACAGCTACGAACACTACAGTGCAGCTGTAGATTTTGCAAGGCGATTGATCGATCATTCAAAGCCTAAGACCAACGCAGACCGCATCAAGGCGATGAGCAATGAGGAACTGTATGCACTATTTCGTGAGATCTATAATGCAGGCGCAGTTTATGGTGTCTCTTACATGTATGGGAAACAACCAAACAATTTTGCCTGGACAATGAAATGGCTCAAGCAGTTAGCGGAGGAACAGTGAAAGAGTTGGACGGTTGCAAATACTGTAAAGAATACGAAGATTTGCCGGAACATTTTATTGATGGTAACCCTATCGGAAGAGTATTCGATACTTGCATTCAGCTTAACGAAAATGGATTGTGGCATATTGAGGTTCCTTGTGGCACAGATATCGGTATTCGATTTTGTCCTATGCGTGGACGGGAATTACCACAACCACCGAAAGGAGAATGACAATGGATGTTAGAGAGAAGCTGATTGAGCTTCTAGCCGATCTCTATGGCTGCGACCCTGCGTACTATGATGTGGATGCTTGGGCTACTGCACAGCACTTGGTAGATCACGCAGTAGAGTTTCAGGGGTGGATTTCGGTTGATGATAGGTTGCCGGAATTTTGTGTATCAGTGTTGGCAAGATGCTTCCACCACGGAAAATGGAGGACATTGGTTTGCCACACGAGCAAGGAAAATGCCGGGGAATGGTATACAGACGAAGTTTGCCAATGGGTGAAAGTTACACACTGGATGCCGCTTCCGCCTGAGCTGCCAAAGGAGGGGGCTGACAATGGCAAGACTGATTGATGCGAAGGTGTACTGTATGGAATTGTACAACGAGATGAATTATCCTGGAAGATCAGAAGAATTTATGACTGCCATTGATGTAGCGATTGCAGACCTTGCAGATGCTCCAACCGTGGACGCCGTGCCTGTTTCTGAACTTGAAAAACTTCGTGATTACCTCTACGCAGAAGATTTAATCTTTATGCGTGGACTTGCGGAACTAAATAAGCTAATAGCAAATTACAGAGTGAAGACGGATGAGAAGATAAGCGAATGACATACGAAGAAGCGATTAAACTGTTAAATTCTGTGTCGATATATCATATTGACAAATATACGACATACGCTATCGACCTTGCAATTGAAGCCCTTGATAAGCAGATACTGAAGAAACCGATAGAAAAGTATACGGATCATGATGGCACTGAAGCTGGTTTGTGTCCGTTTTGCAACGAGGGCGTAGATGAAAAAATGAATTTTTGTTCTTATTGCGGACAAGCAATTGATTGGAGTGATGACAAATGACATACCTAATTCTGTTTCTCTTGATTTTCGCAGCTTTCTTAATTCGAGAAATTGTGAAAGGGTTGGATGATGATTGAACTTAAACCGTGCCTGTCTTGCAAATTTGCGGAAGTGTTCTATGGTGAATATGACACTTTTTCAGACAAGCCCTTTGGTGGCTATAAAATTAGATGTAAATGCGGCTATGCATATCGTAAATCTGTGTGGTGCGATAGTGCAAATGAAACAATTGAAACTTGGAATAAGATGGTGAGCGAATGAATGAAAATAAATACTATTTGAAGGTTGACAATAGAACAGTTGCTGAATGTATACCGCTTGAATATGCGCTAATATTTATAAAATCGATATTTGAGAATTACTACAATGACCACGAAATTGTAATCTCAATTGCAGAAATGGAACGATGCAAAGGCTGTGAGGTGAACGAATGACATACGAAGAAGTCTTGAATAGACTAAAAATATGCGTAGACGAATGCGATGACTGCCTTACCTGTAAAGCAATGGAAGATTCTATCGAAATCGCAATCGAAGTCATTAAGAAGCAGATACCTAAGAAACCAATTATACGAGAAACTGAAGATCACTTTGGGTATGTAAAATATGTTCTTTGTCCAAATTGCAAAGAAGTTGAGTTTGGGCATGAACATCCTTGCTTCTGTAAGCTTTGTGGACAGGCAATTAATTGGGAGGATAACGAATGAAAGCTAAAAGCTATAAGCTCAAATACACTCCGACCGAGGAGCAGTTGATAGAAGTTGGCGCAAAGCGCGGAGGCATCTGGATTGATGAGGAATCAGTATTTTACATTACAAAGTGCTTTGAACTGCCAAAATATGATTTTGAGTTTAGCATTAGCATCTACTTCAAAGACGATATAGGCGACTGGAATGACTTCGACAATGTTTTAGTACTTGACGAAGATTTCCTGCAGCCTTACACGCCGTTTTACGGTAACAACTACAAGAAAGAAATTTCTAACCACCCTTGTCTTGAGTACTGTATAGAAAAATATAACAAGTTCATGGATAGCTTTGATTTTTTATGCGAGACAAGCCCATGACATATATGATTCTATTCGTCTTCGTTTTCGCATCGTTATTGATTTTAGAAAAGGAGAATAGCAATGATTTGGGATAGGGACATTTCATTTGAAGGGTACAGCAAAAAGAAATCTGAGTGGTTTAACAGCCCTGATCATTTTCTTGGTGATCCTCCAATTTCTGCCCAATACGCACTTGATCTAATATATAAAACCTTAGTAGATGATGAGGAAAATTGTCCCTATCTTACATCAATGCCGGAAACGACAGAGCAAACCAATTCAATCATGCTGGAAGTAATACTAAGGAAATACAGCAAGAAATATCGCAAGTATTTGAAAAAGTTGAAAAAGGAGAAAAATAATGGCAACTAAAACATTCTGTGACCGCTGCGGTGTGGAGATATACCCAAGAAATTCAGTGACCTATGCCGGTATGCGGCAGTTTAAGTCCGACATAAGACCTGACAAGGACTACGAGCTTTGCGTATCTTGCGCACACAAGTTAAAGCTGTGGTTGAACGGAAAGAGCAAGGAGAACGACGAATGAAAGCAATCAAGAAAAGCACATTATTGGAGCTTGCAAGGATTGTTCGTAAATATGCAAGAACTGGTGATGTAGATATTTTAGACGCAAAAATTGAGGTAGCTAAAGAACTTGCAATACAAGCCTACGGAAAGGATAATGCGTGGTCATCATTTGCAGGCTTTGTAGATGCAGTGGTAGGAGTGTATTCCTTTTATCCTACGTGCACAAACGAAGAACTCTGCGAGTTATTTAGAGCTTTGAAATTTGAGGTGTTGGACGAATGACCATCAATGAATATCAGGCAGCGGCATTGCGCAAAGCGAAGACGAACAAGTTTTTGGAAAATGACCGTCTGCTCAACGCTGCACTCGGATTGTGTACTGAAAGCGGAGAAGTCGCTGACCTTGTAGAGAAACACCTCTTTCAGGGACACGACCTTGATTTTAACCATGTAGCGAAAGAACTTGGAGATGTAGCGTGGTATCTCGCAGTCGGCGCACACGCTATTGGATTTGACCTTGAGAGCATCTTCCGCATGAACACAGAAAAGATTGAAGCACGATACCCGGAAGGCTTCAGCACCGATCGCAGCTTGCACCGAGCTGAAAATGATGTATAGGAATGAGTAGCAATCTCAGACGAGGTGCAACGAGAAGGGAGAGGATGTTATGGATGATCACATAGACCAAGAGGCCAACGTGATTAAAACGGAAGATAATAACATAACAACACTGGAATTTAGTACGCTTGCTGCTAATCAATCTAAAGACGGTGTGTGGAATGTCGTGATAGATGGACAGAAATATCGTTTCAATCATGTCAACGAATTCTTAAAGTTCTTAAGAGATATAGATGTATAGTCGATCGTTATAGAATCTAAGATACGCAGAGCTTATATTATATAGAGTAAGATAGAGTAAGGAGATAATACGTCGTATGGGTTTTAAAGCTCTTGAAGATAAAATAAGAGAAAACGCTCAAAAGTACTATACCGATGGGTCTCAAGATATGACTGACGCTGAATTTGATGCTGCGGTAGAAGAGCTTCGCAAAGTCAATCCTGACTCAGAAGTCCTTAAAACAGGTTGGGGTTATGATCCATCTGCTGATTCAACTAAAGGACAGAAAGTTCAACACAAGTACGGTGAAGTTGGATCGCTAGATAAATTTCATAACTGGAAAGAGGCAGATAAAAATATAATCAATAAACCAGTTGTTGCGTCGCTTAAACTTGACGGCATATCTATAGTTTTATATTACCAATCTGGATATCTTGTTAGCGCTGTAACTCGAGGCGACGGTAAGGTCGGCATTGATGTAACAGACAAGGTTAGATATATTCTTTCTAACACAACACATATGTCATATAATGTCGATGAGAGTTTCAGCGGCGCTATCCGTGGAGAAGCCCTCATGAGTTTTGATGATTTCGGCTTGTATAAAACGCTGCACCCTGAAGCTAAGAACCCGAGAAATTCTACAGCTGGAATTATGAATAAAGAATACGATGAAAATGAATTAAAATTTGTTCGTATATTTGTTTATAAGATTGTAGGTGAAGATATTAGCTTTGCTGATAGATTTGATGCAGTCAAGCAATCAAGTATAAACTATGACTCTACACTGAAGTTGCTTCAGCAATGGTTCCAAGATGTAGTACCATACCAAATAGTTAGATTTAATCAAGAGACATTACTTCACCAGATGCAAGCACTTAAGGATAAGTGGTATGGAGTTGTGCCTGCGGACGGAATTGTGATAGCTGACGAAACCATAGACGTATCCGTTGACGACACATCCGATGTAATGAAGGCGACCTACAGCTACAAATCTCAAGCGTTTAAATTTCCTGCCGAAGAAAAGGTTGCTACTGTAGAAGATGTTGAATGGTCTCTAAGTAAAAGCCGATATTTGATACCTCGAGTAAGAATAGAGCCAACAGAGCTTTCAGGGACAACAGTTACATATTCCGCAGGATTCAATGCTGAATACATATTTAAAAACAAGATTGGCCCTGGCGCAAAGGTTAAGATAATGAAATCTGGAGAAATAATTCCAGACATACAAGAAATAGTTGAACCATCTCTAATTATCAACAAAAATGTTAAATGCCCTGCATGCGGATCTGATCCAATATGGGATGGTGTCCATCTAAAATGCAGTAATGATGCTTGCCCAGGTGCAGCAATGAATGATTTACTTGTCTGGGTAACAAAGCTCTGCCCTAAAGACGGAGTAGGAGAAACTTTGCTTGAGAAATTTTTCATAGAGTACTATGGTAACGACGTAACTGTAGATAAAGTTATGCAAAGCAGCCCAGATGGTATCTATGCTGCATTAGACGGATCTCAAGGAATTCAAAAGAAACTGTTTGCTGAAATAATACATGATATCTTCAACAATTGCTCATTTAAATTATCAGATGCAATTGAAGCGCTGAATATTCCTAGATTCGGACAGAAAACTGCAGCAAAGCTTGCATCTCATCCTGAGATAGTGCAGACAGCTCTAGACGTAGCGAACGGTATCCGACCTGAATATGATTTGATCACGATCTTTGGAGATATTGGCGATGCAAACGCTACATCACTTATAGAGCACCTAGGTAAGTTCAAACGTCTTAACTATGTAGTTGATCGATGCGTAAACGAGAAGCCTGAATGTATGGTAAAAGTAGCTATAACAGGAAAGCTCAGTTGCAAACGAAGCATGTTTGAAGAGGAGCTGAAAGCTCATGGATTCATGCCTGGTAGTATTTCAAAAGACACAGCCTTTTTGATTACAGACGATCCTAACAGCAATTCAGAGAAAAATAAAAAGGCTGATAAATATGGCATTACAAAGATTACCGAATCAGAGTTCCGGAGGTGCTACATGTGAAACAGCTAAGACGATGTGCTAAGTGTAACAGATTATTCGCACCTGGAAACAAGCGTCGGCAGACATTGTGCTGGCCGTGTCTGATAGCATCAGGCCCAGACATTAAAATAAGTGTAGGAACTTACAAAGTTGAGCTATACAGCTCAGTAACACCTCTGAAAACAATTAAGAAGGTGATGACAGCTGCAAATAAAAAGTCTAAAGAGATCGAAAATGAACCTGATAAACTCTAATACTTGCATACAAAATCTAAAATAATTGAAATCAGTAGCATAGAAACAACTTGAGAACTTCACCTCCCGAACCTTGTATAGAAAAGAACCGGTTTAGGGAGGTGATTTCTTTGTGTAGTTGTTGTCGTCTTGAAGTTCCTGGTACTAAGTTGTATCTTGAACCGGGATCAACAGTCAAACTAGGTAGATTTGAATCAGTTAAATGGATTGTCGAGCATGGGTGGTATTCCTACGGAGGAAACAGACAAGTCTGCGGCTGGTATCTAACTAACAAAGATAATCACTCAGTTATAAAACCGTTATCCATAACCGATCTCGATGATATCTACTTAATTGAAAACTGAAAGGAGGTAGAACAAGTTTGAATTACATAGCAATTCCGAGTACCGGAACAAAACTTTTTGATGGTACTATTGTAGTTCTATCTACTTATCCAGGGACTAAATGGATTGTCCACAAAGGCTGGTATTCTTATCAAGGGTCAAACTACAATGGATGGTATGTGATGTCTATTCCTACTCAAGAATGCCTTCCATTGTCTGCAGATGTATTGAATCAGATATCAGTTATATCTGGTGGATCAGACTGTGGGTGTCATGCCCATCCGCCAAGTAGCTGCCCGCCTCCGCATGGTCCGGAGGGTTTAAGTGGTAAAGCTAAGTTTCAATTAGACCGAGCTTTTATCACTGTTGACACTATTGCAGAGCGAGATTTTTTGTTCAAGAATGATCTGATACCTGATGGTAAGATTGTTAAAGTTAATCAGACTACTACTGGGACAAAATATTTCAGCTGGAATCAAGTTACTCAACAGTGGGACATTGAAACCTTCGGAATTGATACATCTAATTTTCTAGCTGTTGATGATTTCGATGATAAGCTCGTTTCAAGTATTCAATCAGTCGAACCTGTAAAAGATGCGATAAGGGTTGTAGCGGGTTCTGATATTGAATGGGGAAACATAAATTAAATGAACAAGGAGTGAATTGATGAATGGCTAAAGTTATTTTTAGTTATGGTGTAAAGAGTGCGTTTGATGCCCTTTCGCCGAAAGATCAGAATACTCTGTACTTCATTACCGATAAGCAGATGCTATATAAAGGTGAAACTCTTATCGCAGATAAGACTAACCTAAACGTAGCATTTGTAACTTCGACACCGACGCCTGAAACTGCCGCAGAAGGAATTCTGTATGTAGTTACAGTTGACGGTAAGACTACTCTGCAGACTAAAATCGCTGGAGCAGTTGTACAAGTCGGAGGTGGTGAAGCTACACAGATTGCAGACGGTGTTATCACAATATCTAAGTTTGCAGAAGGCGTAGTTGCAACAGATTTCAACAATCCTAACGACACGTCAATACCTACTACAAAGGCAGTCAGTGATGCAATAACTTCAGCAGTTGCAGAGGTTAAAGGAGCTTTTGTAGACGTATCTGTAAGCAAGCCTGTAGATGGAACTTCAGGTACTGTTTTGACTTTCAGATCAGCTGATAATAATACTAAAGAAGTTACTATCGCAGATATATTCTTATCTGCTGCACAGTATGATTCAGTTACTCATCAGCTGAAGCTGACGTTGAATGATGAAAACTCGACTCAAGTCGAGGTTGATTTATCTGACCTTGTCGGCAATTCGCTGAGTGACGTCAAAGTCGGAGACGATGAAGTCTTTACTGTAGAACTTGGTACTGGCGGATCATTAGGCGGATACAAGACGGGCGACCAGATTTCAAAGGACACCTCTATTGAAACTATCGTAAAGAAGTTGCTAATGAAGCAAGTTCCGCCTACTTATACTCAGCCGTCCGTTTCTATCAGCAACAACAGTGGCACAGCATCAGGTAATTACGAAATAGGTACAACAGTTACTCCGAATCTCCGTGCTACGTTCACTAAGAACGATGCTGGTAGTTTAACTGAAATTCAGTTTTTCAAGAATGATGCTGAGGTCGGTGACGCTAGTTCGACATCACCTGCAACTTACACCGAAACTGGATATCAGCTTGTGTCCACGGTCAAGTACAAAGCAACTGCGTCTTATGCTGAAGGTACTGTCAAGAATGATAACCTTGGAGATCCGTATCCTACAGGTCATATTGCTGCAGGCACTAAGACCACTTCGGCTTACACGTTTACTCCATATCGTCAAGGCTATTTTATCGGTACGACTGCTGATACTGCCGAGCTTAGTTCCGCAACTGTTAGAGGTATGACTAAGAAAAACGGTGCATATTCTGCACAGACTGTTGACTTCACAGTCCCTGCGGGTGCTAAGAGAGTTGTAATCGCTTGCCCTGCAACTAACACAGGTATGACTAAGGTCATAAACAAAACTGCGCTTAACGCAGATGTTACTTCGACATTTGTACAAAGCACGCTCGATATTGAAGGTGCAGAGGGTTACTCCGCTGTTAGTTATAAAGTTTGGACGTTTGTTCCAAGCGTTGCTTATGCAAACTCCGCTGCGCTTTCAATAACATTCGGTTAATCTGAGAAAGGAGTGATATAGAATATGGCAGTTATCAATAAAACTAATTCCATAATGGAATTTCCTCTTCAGATAAGCCGACAGTATGGTGCGCCAATTGAACGCTACTCGGTATTTTATAATCAAGTAGACGCTGAAACTTACGCAACTACTAGCCCGCTTGCCTATGTCGGTCAGATAATCGCAATTGTTGATGAAGGTACAAGTACTTCAACAGCTTATATCATCAGCAATACTGCCGGTGACCTTGTTGAAATTGGTTCAGGATCTGCTCAGCCGATGCTGTTTGTTGCAAACGAATCTGCAATGCTCGGACTAACTGACATTGAACCAGGCCAGCAAGTTTATCGTGAAGACACAAATACAATCTGGATATTCAAAGGCGGCAATGCTTCTCAGCTCTCTCAGTGGGTTGAATCGGCTTCGCAGAATGACACAGTCTGGAACGGTACTGAAAATAAAGTTATTTTCTACGCACTGACTGAAGCAAATTATAAGAGCATTGGTTCCCCAGACACGAACACCCTTTATTTCCTAACCGATACAGGTAGGGTCATGAAGGGCGCAGCCGATCTTACAAAGTCTGTTCTTGCAGTTGATGCTATCCCGTCAGTCGGTAACGCAATTCTTGATAAGCTTTATATCAATAAGACGACCTATGAAGCTAAACTTACAGTTGATAACACCAACTGGATAACTTTAACTCCTGGCTATCTCACTGATGGAGCTAACTGGGCATCTGCAGATTCGTCCAAGTTTGCAACAATAGGCCTTATCAAGACCGGAATCAGCGAAGCTATTTCTAGTGTTTCTACTGATGCTTCCTTTGATAGCGCAGCAGGTACAATCAAAGTTAGCAACGGTGCAGCTGCTACTCTTACCGGCGTAGCACACGGTGTAACTTATGACTCGGCTGCTTTAAAAATTACCATTCCTCAATATGGTTCAGATGACCTCGTCATCAATATTCCAAAGGATAAGTTTGTCACCGCAGGTAAATACTACGAAGACTATCCAGAGGTCAGCCCAACACATCATAAGGTCATTGTGCTGACAATTGATAATCAGGACGATCCTGTAATCATTCCAGCTGAAGCTCTTGTAAACATTTATCAAGCTGATAACACTGCTAAGAATTTAGTTGTAAGTATCAGTGAGGATAACAAGATATCCGCGCAGCTGATTATTGATCCTAAATCTGGTAATGCTCTGACATACAGTGATGCAGGCTTCTTAGTAGATATTTCTGGTAAGCTGGATAAACTCTCCGGTGCGCTCGGTCAAAAACTAATCATCAGTAACACAGATGGATCTATAACTGAAAGCGGCTATGGTATTCAGTCAGCTGGTGATCTAACCGATTCTACAACTGATATTGCAGCTAACAAGGTTATCTACGACGCATTAGCTAAGAAGGTATCCGTTGTCCCAGGTGTGCAGGATAATCTAGTTGTATTTGGTGCAGGAAATACTATAGCAGATTCAGCCAAGAAGATTGGTGGCTCAGCTCTTGCAAGTTCTCCAGATGCTAATACAGTAGCAACAGAAGCTGCAGTTAAGGCAGCTGTTGATGACGCATTAGAGTGGAAAACATTCTAATTAATACAATAGCTTGCCGTCGTATCGGCGGCAAGCAAATTTAAAGAAAGGTATGATGATCAATGCCGCAAGTAAATAACAACATTATGTTCAAGTTCGGTCTTCAGGCCAGCTATGACGCAATCCCCAGCAAAGACGTAAATACTTTATATTTCACTACAGACAAACAGAGACTGTTCGTAGGTGATATAGAGTACACTCGCCCCATTAACAGAGGAGCTTCACTTCCTGATTCGATGCTACCTCCCGATTCACTATTCGTTCTCGTGAGCGGTGGTGTTCGTGACCTGTATTACAGCAAGGACGGCACTTCTTGGGAGCAGGTTGCCCATCTTCCTGCAGTAGTCACAGGCGGCGTATTTGGTAACAACACTACTACCTCGCTTGGCTTTGCTGGCAAGTTTAAAGTGCCTAAGGTTACAGTTGATAATCGAGGTGCTGTAACTGCTATTGAAGACGTAGAACTCACGCTGCCTGCAGCACCTGATGCAACTACTATAACTGTCGTCGGTAACGACGGTGCAGGCAATGTAATCACTGGTATGACTTCTGAAGGTACCACTGTAACAGTTACTAAGGGTACAATGGCAACACCTGAAGATGTCAGTAACGCCGTAAGTAACAAGCTGGACAAGAACGCAGAAATTGCCGCAGCTACTAAGACCAAGATCACATATGATAAGAACGGTCTTGTTACAAAGGGCGAAGACCTCGCCGCTAGCGATATCCCCAACCTTCCTGCATCTAAGATCAGCAGCGGTACACTCGATGTCGCTCGTATTCCGAACATTACGCTTGCGAAGGTAACCGACGCTGGTACAGCTGCTGCGAAAAACGCTGCAACTTCTGCTATTTCAGATAATGCTACTAGCAATGACCTTGTAAGTGCTGCTCAGGTTGCAACATACGTCGATGGTAGAGTAGCTGACCTGGCAGGCGCAATGCATTTTATCGGTGTCAAGACAACTATTCCTACTTCCGGTACGTTCCACGACGGCGACGTAATCCTCGTTGGTAACAAGGAGTATGTATTCTCTACTGCTTCTGGCTCATCTGTAGCGACTCGTTGGGTAGAGCTCGGCGATGAGTCCATCTATGCTGTTAAAGGTGCTATTGTCAATGCGGACATTGCAGCAAATGCAGCAATTGATCAGTCAAAGATCAACGGTCTTACTGAAGCGCTGAACGCAAAGGCTAACGCAGCCGATATTCCCGATCATCTGCCTAATCCTAATGCGCTGAAGTTCGGTTCTAAGACCTATGATGGTTCATCTGCAGCCGAAATTACTAAAGCTGATATTGGTCTAGGCAATGTCGATAACACTGCAGACTCTGTCAAGAATGTTGCAAGCGCAGCAAAGCTAACAAACGGACGTACTATCGGCATCAGCGGTGCAGTGACCGGTACAGCTACTGAATTTGATGGCAGCAAAAATATCACCATCAATACTACCTCTGTTGACGGCTCAAAGGTTAATGGCAAAGTTAGCGCTGCAGCTTCTGCAGATAGTGCAACAACTGCAACAAAAGCAACTCAGGATGCTGAGGGCAATGTAATTTCGACTACATATGCTACCAAAACTGAGCTTGCAAATGCAGCCCTTGTTTGGGGAACCTTCTAATTAATTGATTCGGCTGCGGGGCAGAAATGTCCCGCAGCTTTCAAAAATTATAGTTAACCTTTCATACCTTTACATTAATTTAGTTAAGAGGTGGTAAACAATTGTCTTATGAATATGTAACATTTAGACGAGGCCCGCTGGCAACTATGCCGACAGATAATGTTGCCGGAACATTGCTTATCGCTTCGGACACCGGCGATTGTTTTTTAGATACTAGTGATTCAGATAGAATTCGGCTTATCGATTCTACAAAGCTGCCTTTAGCTGGCGGGACTGTTGAAGGCGCTATTAAGTTCAAGAATACAGAATCTGATGCTATTAGTTTAAGCATCTCGAGCGATACAATGACATTTTATGATGAAAATGTTAAAAATAGATATAAACAAGCTTTAGAGGTTCCAAATCCGTCTGACTTCTCAATTGATGACGGATCAATAGACTAAATTGATTAAACTAGAGAGGACAGGCAGGATAATGACTATACTAGATTATGCGCTCTATATAGCTGGAGCGTTACTAACTATTAGTGCAGCAGGAGCTGTACTGTGTAAATGGGTCAAAAAGGCTATTTCTGCTGCAATACATGAAGATATGGAAATCAGCCAAAAGAAGATGGATAAAAAACTAGATGAGGTTCAGAAAAAGCTGAATGACGAAATGGCTATATTGAAAGATCATCTAACTGAGTATATCAAAAAGCAGGACCAAACTAATGACCAGATGAAGTCAGCACTTCTCGCTAGCACACGAGACCGAATCAACCAAGCTCATGATTATTATACAAAGAAGAAATTTATAGGAGCTCATTCATTATTCATTGTAGAAGAGCTCTTTGCAGCATATCAGAAACTCGGAGGCAACTCATTTATTACAAGACAGATGGACGATATCCGAGAGCTTGAAGTAAGGAGTGCCGAAACAACGAGTCGCCAGAATTTTGAACACAATAAGTAGGGGATGAAACGATGGCAAACAATGTAGTTTTTCGACAAGGAGTCAAAAGCAATCTTGGCACCAACTTTAATACCGTACCATTTGCAGAAGGTACGTTTTATTTCGCTAAAGATACAGGAGAGCTATTCCTTGATTGCGTAGTGAGCTCTACAAACACTCGAATGAAAATAACCGACCCATCGATGATCATAGACGATGGGTCAATAGATTAGGGGAGGGACATAAACCATGGCTGCAAAGATCAAATTTAAACGAGGGGCAACATCCTCCTGGGCTAACAATGCGAAGGATAACAAATTAGCTCAAGGACAGCCCGGTCTTGAAATAAGGTCAGGTAAACCGCCTAGACTTAAGATCGGTACAAATAGCACGGATACAGTTTGGTCGTCAATTGATTATGTTACTCCAGACGCAGCAATATACACTGATACAGGAGTAGTAGATCCAGGTGATTCCACGTTTAGCATCGGTTCATCTAGTAGACCTGTTGGGGATATCTATACTGCAAGGCTGAATTCGTCCGACTATATCAAAGGAATAAATCTATACAATCGTCAGAACGGTGTTGAATACAGAATTCCTGTAATTCGAACTGGAACTTCTTTACCGTCGTCAACAACAGGTCATCAAGTAGGCGATATGTTTATAGTTATTGACGCAAAGTGAATACAACCGTAAGTAGTTACTCTACCAATCGTTATAGTAAATATCACAAAAATACTAAGGATGTGAATATACGATAATGGATTTTATTGAATCTAGAATGACAGAGATAAAGCTAGAGTATGAATCGGTTATGAAGCAGATTGAGTCGACAAGCTCAGAACTGAATCGGCTTAAGCTTCGCAAAGCATATCTCGAAGGAGCTTTCAATGAACTTAATGAGCTAAGAGCAAACATAGATATTGAAGATCCTGATGATACTGCAGATTATTTGGCAAACGGTAAGCCAGTGGCTGATGAAGACGAAGCAACTAGAAGTTGTAACTAGGATATATAAGAATATCAGCAGGTCAGATTATGAATCAGACCTGCTGTTTCTTTATGGACCTTGTATACGTATGATAATGAATAACTGAACCTTTTAAGAGGGGGTCTACAAATATGCCTAGAGAGCTATGGAATCAAGGTAGAGTAGTTGGTTATAGCTCATATGAAATGTATGTGCGGCAATTTCTATCGGAAAATCCAGATAAAGAACCCGCATCTGAAAGAGAGTGGCTATCGTCGACAGTTGCAAACGGATCGTCTATCATACTGAAAGTTACTACTCTCGGATGGGAACATGTAGACGATGGTTGGGAGAAAACAATACCGCTTGATGCTAACTCTAGATTATGCGCTGCAAATACAATATACGGAAGTTTCTTCATGGGAGAAAGTGGCGAAGACAGATCACAGGTCTATAATGTAGTAAACTATGGTTCATTGATATCTAATGATTCTCAGAGCAGCCCTCCTGATGTTACAGACCAAAACTCTAAAATACCATCTCAAGCATTTTTATCTAACAGAGATAATCTTCGAGATGAGCTAAAAGCATATTCGAGCATAATAGATGGCGTAGTAATTCAGCCCGGAACTTGGGAACGTACAGAGAAAGGTCACCCATATAAAGATCTGAAACCTAATATGTCTTTACCTCCAGTAGTCAAACTATTGGCGAGTAATAAACCTGAGTCGTCTTTTACTATTCTCCTTACAGGATTTACTCACCGAGCGGTGATATCCGGTGTAACTGGATTAGATGGCTCAACTGTACCTACAAGCCCTGAGGATGGAAGCTTCTTAGGACCCGCACAATTTCCATGGTCAGCTAAAATCGTATTTATAACTCCGACAGTATACACGGATTTGCATACAAAGACTAAGTATACTCGCAAAATCCCGAGAACTACCGATGCTGTAACACTTCAGAATCTTTCTATAATAGACATGAAAGATGATAGCTTATTTAGCTGGTACAATGAAAATTATTCAGAGTCCAGAATAGATATGTCAGTCGGTCCGTATTCTTCTCCTGATAATCGTGCAAGCGTACTAACTGTTCATAGAAAGCTAAATAAATATGCCCCCGGATTATATGGTACTAATAACACCAATAGCGGAAACACATTTGTCAATGATTACCTCAATCCAATCGACACAGTAGCTCCGGGCAATGTTAAGATGTTTCAGAATTGGTCTGAAGCAGACATGACTGAATATGAAAGTACTTATCCAGGCGTGCTTTCAATGTCGAGAGACGATGACGGTATGGTTTCGACGCTTGACAGTGATAACAAGCGAGTCAAATTTGCTGATGTTGATGTTAAAGAAATAACTGTAAAGCATAAACCTGTATTCTATGAATTATCAGATAAATCATTCGTTGATATCGAAGCTAAAGCATTAATAGTATCAACTGGCAAGCGTAAAGGTTTAGCTCTATCGCTGTCAAACAGCTTAAGTGATACTCAATATACAGTAACCTCTGATATTGGAAAACTGGGTATTCCTGGGGTATGTGGTTTTACACAATATTATGAAGGAGCTAATCCCAAGAGGTATCAACCCAAATGTGGTAACATTACCGTTGAAGCTTTATTATTAGCGCTTTCGCAAGATTGCTCAATAGATATACTTGGTAAAGAGATGAAAATTCTCAAGAGCGGGCTGTCTAATCAAAAATATGACGACGAAGGAGAGCCATCAGAGGGACCAGAAGATCAAGGTTATATTCAGATGCCGAACGGACTCAGATTATATATATCGTCTGTCAAACCTACAGGTAGCATACCGTTCGGCTCAATAGGAATAGGCTGGACGGATGCATAAACGTGAGGTAAAAACAGTATGGCTAAAACAGTAGCGTGTACAATTAACGGCTGGAAATGGTGTCGTATTGATGGAACCGAATGGACGAGTTTGTCGTCTCCGACTTCATCAAACATATATGGCGGCGGTAGTTTCATAGGTCTGATATCGTTTAAAACTCCATCGTTTTCAGGATCTTCTATCCGCATTAATTTATCTTTGAATATTATCAAAGTGGGAGACACTGGCCCTACAAGTTCTTCTCCATATATTAAAATTGGAACAGTTTACCCTGGTAGTAAGGATATGCTAGATCCTAATAAAGATGGAGATATTGGTACTGTAGGCTCGCGTCAGCAAATCTCTGTGTCGGGGCTGACGATACAAAATCAAAAGTTTACATTTGAGATAAGTAACTCCAAGCTTCAACCAAACAAAACATACTACCTGTGGATATACGATAGCGTAGGAATTCAGCCGTATCAACATAGTTCTTGGAACACTATAAGTATAACCTATCAGGATCAAGTTACCGTATCTTATGATGCAAACGGCGGATCAGGCGCCCCATCAAGTCAAACAGGTGCACCTCCGATAACTCTGTCAACTACTAAGCCTACAAGAACATATTATCAGTTTGCTCATTGGAACACCAAATCTGATGGAAGCGGAACAACATATAGCTCTGGTGGAAAATATAGCGGAACAACAGATATCAAATTGTACGCAATATGGAAGCCAATCATAGTAACCGTATCTTACAATGCAAACGGTGGATCAGGAGCTCCGGCAAGCCAAAAAAGTGCGATTCCGATAACTCTGTCAACTACTAAGCCAACAAAAACAAATTGTCGGTTTGATCATTGGAACACGAAATCTGATGGAACTGGAACAAAGTATAGCTCTGGTGGAACATACAGCAAAACAACAGATATCACATTGTATGCAATATGGGATTATAAGCTAACCTTCAGCGGTGGCGATGGTGGAGTAGTGACAAATATATCTACAGGTGAATCTGGAAATTCTTTGTCATATTGGAAAACTCACAATGTAAGCTATAGCAACTCTGATCTGATTGTAGTATACGATGGTAGCACTGGTAAGATATTCAAAGGATGGTCACCGAGCTTACCTTATTCCGACAATGCACCAAAAACTTTCACGCCTTCAGTAAATTATAAGACATTTACTGTCAAGTTTTATGACGGATACACTTCAAATCCATTGAAAACTTTAACAAATGTCGCATATGGGTCGTCAATAGATCAATCTGATTTTCCAGCAACACCAACACGGCCTGGACATAAATTCGTAGGATGGCAAGGTAATACATCATATGTAACGTCAAATAGAGCAGTAGTAGCTATATGGGAAACTCCACCAGTATGGATAATGACTGCTGATGGATGGGTCAAATATACGCCGAAGGAGAACACATGAACCTGTTTCAATATGAATGGTACAACCAATCTGAAGATAAGCCAGTAATGTATAACTACACTAAATCGACAGGTCAATATTCCAGATCTACAAATGGATTTTTTACCTGGCAAGGTAGGACGCTTTGGAGTCAACTAGAAGCTGCAATCAAAGTTAAGTACATAGGGCAAGAACCTATAATAATTAATACTATCTCAGTAAAGAGCTTGTCTAGGAATTCAGGTAACTCTAATTATTGGTCAAGTAGCGGTTATGCTTCGACCCCTTGTAAAGGATACGGCGGAGAATACTATGTGTACATTAGAAAATTCAAAGTGTCGAACGACGTCATAACTACCGGAGAGTCGTCAAGTCGAACAACTTACAAAACTGTACCTAATCAACCATATAACATGATTTCAGCTGGTTCAAGTACATCTAATCCAGCTGTATTTGGATCCAGGTATCTTCAAGATCTTCCATCAACACCTTATGAAATTGTTGATTGCCCAGTTATATACAGTGGAGATTGGTTCTTTATCAACTTCGGGATACATTCATTTGCAGCCGGATCTAACGACAATAATACCATCGTGAGCGTATCGCTCAGGGCTAGTGACGTTGAATTAGAAGTTAAGCAAGCAGATACTCCGTGTATATGGAGATTTGGCGAAGACAGTGAATGGCATTTAGTTAAACGGATGCATCAATACAATAGTAGCGGCTGGCAGAGTTTAGATAACTGAGGTGGACCCTTATGAATATATTATGTAAAACTCAGAAAAATAGTTATGCAGGTCAAATGGTAAATCGCATAGGCCGGTACCTATATGATAACCTAGATGGAGCTTTTGATATAAAGAAATCTCCAAATATGGTTGACGTATATGTGACTGTGCTGTATCAGCTTCCAATTGACAAACAGATAATAGGCAAAGGCCGCGAGTACAATGATGTTCATGAGAAAACAATTGACATCAATATAACTACATACCAGAATAAGGTTAGAGTTGATATCATTGAACTTGACGAAATGGAGAGAACTCTGGGATATGATCTCTATGAACCCGAAAAACTAGAAAACTTGGCGGATGCAAAGAAACTAATATTTCAACGAGCCGTTAAAAGACTTTCAAAAGCCTATAAAGACTATCTGTTCCTATTTTAAGAATCGTTATAGAATACAACAAGATACAGTCGTTTTATAAAGAAACATAAAATTCCACATCTGCAAAGGTGTGTTAATATATATATCATATTATGAGGGTTTTGTAAATTTCCTGACATCCCCTCAAAAAACAAAAATAAAGGAGTGTATTTAGTATGTCTAAAATTAAAACAATCATCGTCAATGAGGTAAAAGATTACAAGCTTCTTCTGAGGAATGCACCTACAGTGACGATGATATTCTTTGTCCTTTCAGTTGTGTTCATGAACATTTTTGCAGGAAAAGAGCTACTTAATATTAATTATCTCGCTCTCGATTGCGGATTTCTGCTTTCATGGATGAGTTTCCTCTGCATGGACATGCTCACAAAACGATATGGCGCTAAAGCTGCAATAAAGCTTTCATTCTTCGCTGTAGCAGTTAATTTAGTTTGTTGCGGAATATTTTTCGTCATGTCAAAAGTAGGTAATCATTGGAGTGAATTTTACAGCACTGGTTCTGAACTAGCAGATACAGTCTTAAACAATACATTTGGTGGAACATGGTATGTTCTAGTAGGTTCAATGACTGCGTTTACAATCGCTGCAATAGTTAATGCACTTATCAACGTGAGCATTGGTAAGCTCATAAAGCGAAAAAATTTCTTTGAGTATGCAATTCGGTCATATGTGTCAACAGCGTTTGGACAATTTGTAGATAATTTTGTTTTTGCTACACTTGTAAGTGTCGTTTTCTTCGGTTGGACATGGACACAGGTCGTGTTTTGCTCTCTGGTAGGTGCAGGTATGGAGCTTCTATCTGAAGTAATTTTCAGTCCCATAGGGTTCAAGGTCTGCAAAAGATGGGAAGCTGAAAAAGTTGGAAACGGATATATAGATGTTATTAGGGGGACAATTTAATATGAAACCTCTGATAGTAGTTATAACTGGATCCAGTCAAGGGATAGGATTTGAAACCGCAAAGTATTTTCTAGAAAGAGGTCATGTTGTTCATGGTATTGATATCGGCAGTAACAAAATAGAGGAGCTTCACCCCGATCTTAGCAAACGATATGTTCATCATGTAGCGGATGTCTCTAATATTGATCAACTGCCGATTATTGAAAATATCGATATACTTGTCAATAATGCTGGTGTCCAAAATACTTCAAGAGATATAGCAGTCAATCTCTGCGGAGTTATTAATTGTACTGAACGATATGGGCTAACAAGCTGCATAAAATCTATTGTTAACCTTGCATCCGTATCAGCTCACAATGGTGCAGAATTTCCAGAATATGTAGCCAGCAAAGGTGGAGTATTAGCTTACACCAAATGGACAGCTAAAGAAGTGGCCAAATACGGCGCAACTTGCAACAGCTTGTCTTTTGGTGGTGTACTAACCGAATTAAACAAGCCTGTAACAGAAGATGCAGCGAGCTGGAATACAATAATGAGTATGACTCCGTTGAAGAAGTGGATGACTTCATATGAATGCGCAGAATGGATATACTTTGTATCAGTTGTGAATAAATCTATGTCAGGTCAAGATATCATCATAGATAATCTTGAGACTCTGAATCATCAGTTTGTCTGGAATTAATCAAATAGTAACATTAAAGAGGAACATAATATGCTTGATCACAATGATGTAATGCGAGAAGCTGCTGCAACGGCAGATAAGACAATGCGAAAGGGCATAGGAGGACCGTTTGGTGCGGCAGTTGTAAAAGACGGTAACATAATCTCTGTTTGTTCAAACTCCGTACTTAAAGATCACGACCCGACAGCACACGCAGAGATAAACGCAATCCGATACGCAGGTAAGGTCCTTGGTACGCACGATCTGTCAGGATGCGAAATTTATGCCACAGGATTTCCTTGCCCGATGTGTATGTCTGCAATAATTTGGTCAAATATAAATAAAGTCTATTTCAGCGGAGAACCTGAAGATGCAGCAAAGATAGGATTTCGTGACGAATTCATATATAACTACCTTTCTGGATCACCTGAGAACAAAAATATGATCGAGTTTGTGCCTGTAGATAAATCTATCGCAACCGAACTGTATTCGAATTACGCTGAATTAGAAAAGGAAATATATTGATGATCTTTAACCTCTTATAATGTTGTAGGGGGTGAACTCTGAATGAAAATTACAACAGCTAAACTGCCTGAAATAGTCTGCGCTGAGCTGGTTGATTCTTCAGCACGACAGCAAGTTATTGAAGCAGCAATAAGCTCTCGAGATATCACAAGAAACATGGTCAGATGTAAATCTTCAAATATATGGTCATATGCGTTAAATGTTCGAGATAGCAAACATAGATACGGGGACATGATCATTCAATTCAAAGGTAAAAACGGAGGCCCTGATGACATATATATGTATCTCGACGTACCTGTAAATACATATAGAAAATTTATATCAGCTCCATCAAAGGGACATGCTTTTTGGAAGATGATAAGGAACAATTTCAAGTACAGAAAGCTGACTGGAAATAAACGAGGAGTTCTTCCTAACGCTGTAAATTAAAGAGAATCATATATGAATCGTTATAGTAGGCGAGGTCGCTCTCGTCTACTATTTTTATTACCTTGCAGAACAATGTATATGACCTTTTTGTGTTTCATAATATATTGTTAAAGATGATATTGAATATAGGCGAGATCGGCAGCAGATCATTGATCGTAAATCAAATTAAACATGGAGGAGTACTTATAGTGGATATGATGTTAAATGTTCCCGGTACACCGTGGGACAAACTTGGAACAGTGTTTGATAGCAAGCTAGTATCATCTAGATCGATGATAGAGAAAGCTAATCTCCAGTATACTTGTTCTGCTCATCGAATGTCAACAGATATCTCTGAAAGAGTGAGCGGTTACCACGCAATTTATCGTGATGATAATTTCAACTTGCTTGGTGTAGTAAATAAGCATACACCGGAAATAGTTCAGAGTGTTGATTCATTTAGAGTTCTTGAACCATTGCTTGAGCAGGATAAGATATCTGTTGAAACTGTTTCTGAAGCTAATGGTGGAGCAATGATTTTCGGATGCTTCAAAATTTCTGAGAGATTCAAAATATTTGATGATGATGTTGATCACTATTTTGTAGTAATCAATGATAGAACAAAGCCTGACGGTAAAGTTACAGTGCTTAATACTCCTGTAAGAGTAGTTTGCCAGAACGCACTGTCTCATGCGCTGTCTCAAAGTGTGTATAAACTGCGTATGCCAGTTTTTGAAGATAAAGCTGCAAATTGGAACATATCTAATCAAATTTTTGACTCTGTTCAAACAGCAATATCTAGATTAACATACACTGCACAGAATATGTATGATATAAAGATTGATCTTAGTTTCATTAACAAGGTAAAAGACGAACTATTTCCTTACGTAGGGGAACCTGGTGAAAACCAGATGCATCTAAAAGAGAACGAGAAAGTTGATATGATGCGAGAGACCTTTCAAGATTGCCTGGACGCAGATAATCTCGACAACTATCGCGGAACAGCTTACTATGTTTACAATGCTCTTGTTGATTACGCTTTTCATTACTTCAAGAATGCCGATAAAGGTTATGATATCAGTTACAGAATGAATCTATTGCCAGGATTTGGCCAGGGTGGAGATAATGAAGCTGCAAAAATAGCAAAACTATTGAAAATGATAAGAGCTCTAAAATAACAAAAACAAGCCGACGGAATTTATCCGTCGGCAATTTTTTTTTTGTTTAAAAGCTCTCTCTTAAATCGAGAGAATCTGTTAATCTTTGATATAATATTTTTTCTGCAGTAGATAACTTTGACTTTATCGTCTTTTGGTCAATGCCATATATTTCTTCAATTTCTGCAATGTCTGAATTGTTTAGCTTTCGCTCTCTTTCAACCATTTCTCTTATGAGCAATTCGCTTATATCTTCATAATTATCATTCAAAGATTTTTCAAAATCTGAAAATCCCATAGGTTCTGCAGCTATAAACTGCTCGTGAGTTTCTAGATCTGCAATGTATAAAGATCCAAATATTGCTTTAAGCGAATTCATTTTAGCTACAGGAAGTTTTAATCTCGGATCAGACAAGTCCTCATATTTGACTTGACCCCAATGCTTACCTACTTGCTCTCCAACTTCCATACAAAGAGCGCGTCTGATAGAATATTTTACCTCATTCAGCTCACGCTCAATCATTTCACCTATTCGTAGCCTATAAAACACACAGAATGACAGATCAGTTCTATATTTTTTCTCCCACTTGTACCACCACCAACATTCACAGAAATGACACAGCGCAGATTGAAGCTTATCTTCATATGTAACTGATGGATTGTTGATAAAAGTATGAGACGCTATATATCCAAAGAAAGCATAATTTAGTTCAATTACTTGATCTCGTATGTCAATTCGTTTCTTTCGCTCTTCTTCGTCTTGAGGTAGCTGAGCATAAAGTTCTAATGTTTTTTCTTTTATTGTCTTGGAATCTGTCATTTGTAACCACCCTCCAAAATCTTGGAATGTTGATTAATAAATTATAAATAACACTCCAAATCAGGAGCAATAATACGAACAGACGAAATAATGAACCTTATTTACCTTTAATCCCATATTATGTATACATGTTTATTATAATAGCAAAACATGTTGAAGTCAAGAAAAACTTATATAAATATATAAAAAATTTGGCTTAATTTTCAAATAATTAATTGGTGGGCAAAAGCGGTGAAATTGACTAAAATTCAAAAATTTTCATGAATCTTAATAATTTCTAGATTTAATTAAAATTGAAAGA